CGACCAAAGTTTATCACTTAAAGGTTTTCATGAGATCGAAGCGCAAAGTAAGGACTTCCGTAAATCATTAAGTTATGGGACAAGTATATCACATAACTAGTGAAAACGGAAGACTTTAGCGCGCTCAAATTTGGACAAGTATCGGTATCCAAAGAGGAGCGTTTTTATATGTTTAAATTTAAGTCCGCATCCGCATATTGGCAGTCTTTCTCCGAATATCAATCGTTCACAAACGTGGACGAAATGAACGCCGTGGTCAAGCGCTTCGTTTCCGTCTACGAACTCACTTCCGCAGCCGAATCCGTCCTCAATACGATTAAACTCCACGCCAAGCGTTTCGTCGGCGTCTGCTGGCTCTATCGAGAGGAAATCGCACGTAAAGCCGGCGTATCCCTTTCGTCGGTTAACCGCGCGATCAAAGCGCTAAAGGAAACCGGCATCCTAACCGTTCATCATACGATACATACTAAACGCGGCGGCCAAACGCATAGCGTATACGTTATCAATCGCGAGTTTACAGGCGCGGAATTAGCGGCCGTTGAACCGGCGAATGAATCCGCGAATGAATCACCGCTCGAGTCCGAAAAATTGGCCGAGATGCCTCGCCAGGCCGAGGTTTCCGCGAGTCAGCCGCAAGTACATAAGAACTTAGATACAAACTCACATAAAACATTAAAAGATAAAACCAATTCGATAAAAATCGATAATAACGAGCCGGACGTTGATGACGTTTTAAAATCGGTTCCAACGGAATTTATCACGCTCATGAAGCCGTATTACGACGGATCGCCTGACGTTATTGCTGCGCGTTGGAAAACCGCATGCGTTGCGATTAAGAAGAGCTGCGTTGATATGACGAATGCTTCGTGGGAAACGATCGGACAAGCCTGGCGCGATGTCGTACGCCAATATAAACAGCGCAAGATCCGCAATTCGAGCGATGACGGACTTGGCGGCTACTTCTACCGTGTGCTTTGCGATTACTTGCTTGACGATTATTTACGCAAGGTATGGGGTTAACGCTAACGCTAGTTTTAATGCTAGCATTGACTTGTGGCTAGCCTTTGCGTTATCATAATGCTAATTATATCCATAGGGATGTGTTTAATACTTATGACAGCGAAAATAATATCGTTTGGCATCCAGAAGGGCGGCAGCTCTAAGACGACCACAAGCGGAATCGTATCGTACTTATTGTCGCAAGATTATCGCGTGTTGGCGGTCGACTTGGACTCGCAAGGTAATTTGACGGAGTTGCTGACCGGTCGCGATGTCGTAGAGTTCCGCGGAAAGACGATACTCGAAGCGATGCAAGCGCAGAACGCGTCCGGCTACGTTTACCAGGTCACCGACAATTTGCACTTAATTGCGGCGGAAGATTTGCTCGCGACGTTCTCGCGCTGGCTTTATAGCGATTTCCGTGCGAAGGCAATTAACGACCGATCGCTGATCCTCGCGAAGACTCTCGCAACCGTCCGTGACAATTACGATTACATAGTTATCGACATGCCTCCGGCGCTTGGCGATCAGACAATTAACGCATTGGCGGCGTCCGATTACGTGGTGGCGATGTTTGAAGCGAGTAAATTCTGCTATTCCGCGCTCGGCCGATTTCTCGAAACGTGTTGGCACGTTAAGGAACGTGTGTCTCCGAATATGGTAGTCGCCGGAATATTGCGGGGACTAATCGATTCGCGTAGGTCCGATAATAAATTCTTGATCGGCCAGGTCAAAGAAACGTACGGCGAGCTGTGCTTCGATTCCGTACTAACACGGAACGCTGCAGCCGGTCGCCTGGCTATCACCGGATTTGAAAACAACAACGAAATCAACCAAGCGGTATCTCAATATCGCGATTTCTTAAAGGAGCTGATGCAGCGTGTCGAAGGCTGAAGACAAATACAAACGGTTGATGGTAAAGTCAACAGAACCAGATAAGAGCGTATACGACCACTTTATCGAGCCGGTAGGAAGCGCAGACAATAACGAATATACTAACCCTAACATTAATACTAGCACAGATAATAATGAAGACACTAGCGTCAACACTCACGCAAGTGTAAACGTTAATCTTGCGTCAATACCCGTCGCTGAGCCAAAAAAAGGTATAAACGAGACTCATACGACAAAAGCGTTCTATATACGGAATGACCTCGCGAAATTGATTAACGAGGACATTAAAAACGGACGGCGCGGTGACATGACTAAAATAGCGAACGCATTATTCGAACAGTACTATCGAAGTCTCGGACGAATTAAATAACGCTTCATATAACGCTCATCTCCTTTGTTTGGTCGGAGACGGGCGTTATTTTTTTGCGCAGAGGTGTACGGTTCGGACAACCGCGGTGTCAAAACGTTTGTAAGCGGAAATAATTTCGCGAAAGATGTGCGAAGTCGGCTGCGAGAGGAGAGCAGTAACGGTAGAGGCGAAATTAATTTACGCAAAAGTGTGCGAATCCCGGTCGGACGGGAACGTATAAGGTGAGCGTATTAAAAAGGAGGCGATATGATGGCGAGAGGTAAACGTGTAGAACTCGTCAAGATAATGGTTGATGGCGCGGAGGTTGACGCAAAGGCATGTACGAAGTGTGGCGATGTGAAGGCGTTGACTGATTTTCAAAGAAAGCAAAGCATGTCGTGCGGGAGGCAGCCGCTTTGCCGAACCTGTAAAACAAAAACTGGTAGGGGCAATGTTCAACGAAATAAATGGACCGCAGAGGAGGCGATGTTTTGAACCGCGACCAAATTATCGCAAAGTGGGAAACGCTGACTCCACGCGAACGTGACGCATGGGTGGCGGAGGTTGTGTTCGGATATGAGACGTACGGTGCGTTCTATGAGCCGAATGGAGTGCGCATATTAATTCCGCGCTATACCGAAGACATTGCCGCAGCGTGGGCGGCGCTCTCACATAACGGAATATACGGAGAGGTTTCGTACATGGGCGATCAATGTCGTGCGGAAGTATGGGCGCGTTGGATTGCGGAGACTGGCGTAGGTGAGAACGAGTACGCGGTGTCCAGTTCGGAGACAGAAGCGATATGTCTTGCGGCCATATTTGCGAATTTATTATCTCCGGCCGTGTGATTCCGCGCGGCTTCCGTATAGATATATAAGGCGAAAAATTACGAAGGAGTGAACGGTAAATGCCGCAAATCAATGGAATGGCCCTATACAAATGTGACACCTGCGAATACTGCTTTGCAATAGAGCACGGCCACTTTCCGGACGAGACAGAGGCGCGTATTTGTCCGATTTGTTCAGGTAAAGAGTTCGAATTTGAGCGAGATATTGAAGTTAAGGGAGAGTGAACGGTGTAAATGTTCTGGAAGAAGCCGGTATGCTCACATGATTGGCGGCTAATTGACACGCGTATCGCCCTCAAAAGTAGCAGATTGAGTATCGACCTTGCGTTGATGTACATCGTCGGATGTATGAAATGCAATACGCGCAAAGAGTTAGACGAATACGATTACATGCATTTCTTGCGGAAAGGGTGAACGTTAGATGGATGTACTTTACACTGAAACAGGATTCGATGCAGTTTCGCGAGTGTTCTTCGTGCTCGGCTTCATATTAACAATAGTTGCGTGGTTTCTGGCGATGTTGTGGTCACTGTCGGCCGATAGTAAGGGAGTAGTCACGTTTATAGTTGCCGCCGTGTTCTTTGGGTGCATGACGTGGGTAGCGCACGAAGCCGCTGACACATACACGCGCCACGAAGTCACACTCCGCCCAGGCCACGTTATCGACGCGACGAAATACGAAATCGTTGAGCAGCGCGGGAAGATATACGTAATTGAGGAACGGGAGGCGCCTGCGGAATGAAGAAATCGGAATTAATTGCGGAACAGGAACGATTAATGACGATCGCTAACGAATTGGCGCGCAAGCATTGGGGCATTGATTACGCAGGTACGCTAACGCTAGTCGATCGGCCTTGGCGAGCTTACAACGGCCGCTATTTCTGGCGCGCGGATCATAGCCGCCAAGAAATCCGTATGTCAGTACGCCGGAATGCGGAGCGCACGCCGGAAGACGTTGAACGGACGCTACTCCATGAACTCGTACACTGGCGGTTACAAACAACGGGCATACCGCATCGTGATACGGATTACGAGTTTATCGCGGAATGTCTCCGGGTTGGCGCGTCTATTTCAAAAGCACGAGCGGCGCAGGACGCGTATAAGCGATATATGACCATACGCGTGTTCGAACAACAGACAGGACGCAAATACGAGGAGGTGAGTGCATAATGACAACGGAACAACAACGTAATGAAGTCGCAGCGATCGCGCAGGAAATCGAGCGCCAATTAGACGCCGCGCTTGAGCTGCGGACGGTTGACGGGATATTGCGGTATTACGGGCGGAAAGGGTGAGCGTGTGAAGTCGGTGCTTGAGCGGATATTGAACAGTTTCTTGCTTGCGTATGTAGTCGGCGGACTGGCTACCGCATTTGTAACGTGGATGATTACGCCGATCACGCTAGAGGAATTCGCTGTGTGCGTGTTCGTGTGGCCGATAGTACTAATCGCAATTCTGTACGCAGTACCATTAATGTAAATCGGAGGTGTAAACGGAATGACAACGGAAAATAAGCGTGACCTTGCAGCAGACCTGTCGATATGCGAGGCGGCAAGTAGTGACGTATGGATTAATGTGGGCGTGCACGTAGAGGAATACGACAGGCTCACGGAAGAAGGCTGCGATCTAATTGCGAAATTCGAACGGGAGTGTGATGCGGTATTCTGCGCAGAAGCACGCGAAGGCTGGCCGGAATCTATCCGTAGGGCAATGGCGGCCGAAGAACAAGTCGGAGCGCTCATCGAATTATTACGCGAGACAATCGGACTGATACTGCCGAACGAGACGGATTATAAATGCGATTATCGGCGCCGGTATGTGTGCCATCAGATCGATAAAATTGTGCCGGAGGTGGGCGAGGATGAGTAATATGTGCGTATGCCATATCGAAGGGGAATGGTGCTTCTATTGCGTCATGTACAGTCCGCTTGAGGACAAGTATCGCGAGGCACAGACGGAAATTGCACGGTTACAGGCGTTCATTCAGCACGAATCAGAGGGCGCAATTGACGCCGTCCAGGAACTCGAAAGGCTGCGGATGGCTCGCGATTACTGGCGCAAAGAGGCGAAGGATGCGAACTTAATTAACGCGGAGTTGAACGGAGAGTGCGCAGGCTACGCGGAAGAGAACGAAAGCCTGGTCGAAGCACTTCGCGGAATAGTTGGCGCAATTGAACGTGGCGCCCTCATTAAACAGAAGATGTCCGCGGCTCTCGATTCTGACATTAGACGCGCAAAGGAGGCGCTGCTCGATGCCACGCAAGAAAATAACGGCCGATGAGCGCAAGGACTGGCGCAACCTGCCGCTCGAGCATTGGAATACGGCGACAGTACACGCGATGATTATCGATATGAACGCAGAGAAGTTTGCGGTCGAGAAATACGTGCCGCGATCATGGACATACGAACAAGGCGTAATCAAACGCGCGCTCAACGAATACGGCGCGGAGGCTGTACGCGAAACGATCGAGCGCGCCTTCGCTGAATATCGGCCGAGCGCTGACTATCCGCAATTAACGGCCGGCTTTCTGCTGACGTATATGCTCCCGCGCATAATGCCGCGTGTGCTGGCGGAAATGGAGGCGGCCAAAAGGCGCCTGGCTGCGGAGAGCGAGGCGCCAAGTATTAGCGAGTTGGTCGATTGGTTATAACGCGTCGTCTACGAACTCGACAACGTCTTCTATGCGGCAGTCCAGGTATTCGCAAATGCGTGCGATGACTGAGAGCGAAACAAATTCGCGGTTCGACATCTTGGCGAGGGTAGTTCCGGAAATCCCGGCCTCTTCGCGTAGATTCTTCCGGATCTTGTCTCGTTTGATTAGTGTTATGTCTAATGGCTTATACGATGGTATTAACATCCTGAACTCCTCCTACGTGTTTCTGGACTTAGTATACATCAACTTGTATTTATTTTATACCTACTAGTTGACTATTATTCTTCCATAATGTACTATAAGTCCATAAAGACGAATATTAGATACGTCATAGCGTAACATTTGTCCATTACCTCTTCGGCCATCAGCGCCAACCCTCGCATTACTCGCGGACACCCTCAACGTCCGCCCACGTACCAAAACCTCCGCTTAAAACGATCACGGACCCGGCGTACCTCTTACGCAGATCCGGCGACAGCTTTGCCGACCTCCAAAACGGCAGGGCAGCGCGAGGTTATTTCGCGTTAAAGGAGATACGTAATGAAAACGTTAATCGACCGAATTGACTTCGCAGAGAAGAAAGCCGCGGTGAGTACACGGAATCAGTACCGGCAGAAGCGTCTGTCCGCGTATATGGCCGCAATAATCCTAATGGTAAAGGTGGAACGCAAATGAAAGTCGTAGATTTTATCGAATGTCCAGCGCGCATATTCCTGTTCCTGGCGGAATTATCCCACGACAACAAACCACTACGGCGCATGTGGTTGCGAAATTACCTACGCGTCACGGACGGAGGCGGTAACGGTTGATGAACATTAAGGTTCCAAAATGTGATGTCGAGTATTTAGAAGTGGGGGAATACCTGTCGATCCCTAAACGACCTGGTCTATATTATTTTTACAATGCTCAGTATGAATTAATGTATCTCGGAAAAGCATCCGGCCTAAAGCAGAGAATCAGCCAGCATATTAGAGGGTGTGAAGGGACCGATGACATTAAGCATAATTTTATTTATGTGTCATTTGTGTACGTTGACTGTCCTGTGCAAAGGGAGATTTACGAGACATTTCAGATAAACAGTCTTAAGCCACCTCTTAACTGGGACAAGGTGTTCACTTATCAATCAGAAAAATTCAATCCGAAGTATAATCCTCTTTGGAACAAACGGCGAGAGCAATTTCAGGAAACATGTGATAAGTATATGGAAGGGTTTAAACTATAAAAGGGAGGCGGTTGCGATTAATCACAGCGCAAATTGTATCTTAAGCGGACCCTGTACGCTCGCCGATACGGATAAGTGTAATCGGATGTGTCCGTCATATGTCGCGATGCACGGTTACGCCGGCGATGGCGGACGAGTAGGGGCGGCGGGCCTGCCGTCAGAATACCGGCACCTTACCGTTAACAACTCGCCAGCACGCACCGGACAAGCGGCGGCTTACACCGTCGTTGACAAATACGTCGACACGTTTAAGACGGGCGATCGCATCAAATCGCTGTATCTGTATAGCGCGGAGCCTGGAACCGGCAAGACGACGACAGCGGCCGCCCTTCTTAACGAATATCTGACCGCACACTATATCGGATGTCTGCAGCGCGGCGAGACTCCGCTAGAACGTCCGACCTTCTTCTGGGACGTCAACGAATTCCAACGCGACTATAACGCATTCTCACGACCGATGGTGCCGCGCGAAACGGCAGAGCCGGCCGCCGCACGCTATTATCGAACGATGAGAATCGCGGAGTCCGTTCCGTTTCTAATTGCGGATGACATCGGAGTGCGTGACGCAACTGACGCTTTCCGTGCGGATCTCCATTCCGTTATCAATCGGCGTGTGGTTAGCGGACTGCCGACGATATATACGTCGAATATTCCGATGGCGGAGATGCTTCGGCTGTTTGACGCCAGGATAGCGGACCGTATACGCGACATGTGCGGTGAGGTTCATTTCGTGGGCAAATCGAAAAGGGGGCGGAGATAGCGAATGACTTGCGAACTATTTGTATCGAAAGTAATCGACGAGAATAACGTAGCTGCGTTTAAGGAGTTCGGCATCGAGCCGGAGAGCTTCGCGACACCGCTTGAGAGTAGCGTTGTAAAGTTCATGCTCGATTATGCGAAGGAAAACGGGGGCAACCCGCCGAGCTACGCAACGATCGTCGACAAATTTCCGGATTTTTACTACATCCCCGAGGTTACGGACTCATTTGAATATCTTGCGCGAGAAATAAAGGAAAAGGAAGGAAAACGGCGATTAAGCGAGGTTATTAACAAAGAACTCCCGTCGTTATACAATTCGGCAGACACAGAAACGGTAATTACTACCTTGCAGACGAAACTCGAATCCATTAAACTAGGAACAAGTGTTCGTTGCCAAAAGGGAATTAACGTTAAGGAATCGGCAACGGCGTTTATGGAGGAGTACGAAAAGCGCCGCAAAGGTGAATCATTCAAAATTTGGCGGAGTAAGTTTCCGTCTATAAATAAAGCGATCGGAGGCGGTTACATCAGTGGCAACGTTTACGCATGGTTCGGCCGGTCTGGTCGTGGTAAGTCCGTTGTAACGATGGAGGACGGAATCGAATCGGCAGCTCAAGGCGCAAATGTTCTCGTATGGGCGATGGAGATGTCGCGCTATGAGTGGTTAGCTCGCGCATACTCATCGTTGTCAGCGCGCCAGGGTCTGGTTACCGCGATGATAGACGGAGCTAAATACGAAGCCGGCTTCGAGAACCGCGCGCTATTAACCGGTAACCTGTCGTCAGAGTTCGAAGAAGGATTGCGCACATTTGCGACTACGCTGCCGGACACGCTCGCGGGTAATATAACGCTTCGTGCGGTAGACGATGCGGATTTTAGCGTCCGTACAATTCGCGAGCTGGAGGCGGATATTCGGCGGACAAAAGCGGATGTCGTCGTAATCGATCCGATCTATTATATGGACTTCGAGGCGAATACGTCGCGCGTAGCTGGCGGAGACATTGCGGCTACATCCGTTGCATTGCGAAGGATTGCTGGAGCTACCGGCGCAGTCATCCACGTTATAACCCAGGCGGAGGAAGATGCGTCGGAAAAGACGGACGGGATTCGCGAGTTAAAGCCGCCTAAACGTGCGGACGTGAAAAAGAGTAAGGCGATATTAGAAGACGCGTCATTACTTATTGGGATCGACACACTAGCGCAGGACGGGCGGGGCTTGTTGGAACTGGGTAAGGGCCGAAGTGGTGGTGAAGATACGCAAATCGAAATCGTATTCCTTCCTAATTACGGTATCGTGCGCGAGTTCGAAACCGGACAAGCTGCCGCACAACAATTTTCGTTCTAAGCGTGTGATTTCGGACAACATTCGTATAGCTATATAAGGGAGGGAAATCGCATGGAAATCGACGTACGCGCCGAACTCGAACTCTTCGAATGGGAGCGCGCAACCTGGACGCATGACCGCTTGATCGCCGTATCACCGTTCCGCTACGACCGCACGCCATCATTCTACGTTTACACAGCGGACACAGACGACGCTAAAGCCGGTTACTGGGGCGATCCTGGCGCACGAGATCCGGAATGGGCACGCGGCGGCATCGTTAAGCTGCTCGCATTCCTACGTAACGAGACGACGGCCGAAACGCTTGAGTATTTGCGCGATAAGTACAACTCATCGGAAACAAATTCCGACTCGCTCCCGCAGCTTAAGCCGCTGAAACTCACGCAGGAGACGGCGCGACGGTACCGACCGCTCGATAGCGCGATTCTCGACCGCTATAAATGGCGCCATCCATATTTAGGCGAGCGCAGCATTAGCGAACCGGTCCAGCGCCTCATGCGTATCGGATTCGACCGCGATCGTCACGCCGTAGTCATACCGTGGTTCAATCCGGACGGAAGTCTCGGAGCGATTAAGTATAGGCGCGTGGATACGAAGGTCTTCTGGTACGAACGAGGCGGACGACCAATCCGCGAAATGCTATACGGAATCGACGTCGTATATGCGAGGCGGCTGCGTAAGGTGGCGCTAGTGGAGGCGGAGGTCGACGCTATGACGTTGATGTCGGCGGGAATACCCGCGATCGCAACCGGTGGCGCGACGTCCTGGAACGCCGGCAAGCGCGATATGATAGCGAGGTCACCGATCGAGGAGATCGTGATTATACGCGATGTGGATGCGGCTGGGAAATCGTGGCGTAATCGAGTGGTGGCGGATTTGCGCGGAGTAGTCCGATTGAAGTGCGCAATTGTACCGAGTTACGCGAAAGATGCAAATGAGTTGGCAAAATTAAAGGGACTTTCGGCGGTAAAAACTGGTTACAAAAATGCAATTTCTATCGACAATATATCAAAGCGTGCTATATAATGGAAGTCACCGTGTAGGATCGTGGACAAGCTGCCTGCGCAGGAACGAAAGCCCAGTTCCTACGGGTAGCGCTACCGCCATTTCCAAACGTAAAGGTCAACCGGTTCGACGCCAGATCGGAGATACGGCAGCGCACGGCAACGAGTACCATTGTGCGCTCCTCCAAGTCAGTGTTAGAAATTTTGTTCAAAATAATTTTAGCATATTTTTCATTTTAATGTGCGAGATGCACTTGAGAGGGAACATATAAGTATAAAGAGTAAAGGAGAGATGGATTTGGAAATAACACAACTGAATATCAAAGCCGATACTTACTACGCTAATCGTTGCGATCATACTTTACGCGAGTTATACGATGAAGCAGTAAACACTTTCCGGAGATGGCACCGTACTCAAACGATTTCACTTCGAAAAGGGGACGAGCATGACGCGGATACTTACTTCGATGACACTTTCCTCAAATTGTGTCAGAGAGATGATATCCAGGACTTCGGGAAGACATTCTCAAGAGCGCTGAACGTAGGAAGACTCAAGATCGGCAGGAATAACGGACGCCGACAGAAAAGGTACAGCCTTACGGTAGACGAATCCCGCGAGAATGAGGATGGATCACATACTCCAATATGTGAGATCATCAGCGAACTCTCCGCAGAATTAACTTTTATTGAGAATAAAAAAAGAGCCGACCAGCTCCAACTGATCGACTCTCTTGTAAATGACCCGTCCAAGGTCGACTGTGAAACAAAACTAATTGCATCACAGTTCCGTGAATACGACTCCATCACGGCGCTCTCCAAAGCGCTAGGAATGCACCACGAGTACGTTAAACGCAAGCTTCGCAAGTTAGCTCGCCACTACGACGCCAATCGTTTTGGGAGTCATCGCGATTACTTGGCAGTTTAACCAAAGTGAGAACGGCTTTTCAGGCATGAGAGTCGTTCTCAATTACATTATACCACATAATGCTCTTATGTATAATACTTACCTAAAAATTCCAATAGTATACCTCGACGTTTACTATTTTACTCAGAAATTGAGTGCTTGTCAAACGCTTCTTTAAATACGCCCAAAAACCTAACGGAGGCTAACTATATGACTACAATACGGCTAACAACGGGAAAGGTTTCGTTTTCTCCGAAAAATAATTCGAAAAATACACGCATCATCGACGCACTCTACAACGGAGGCATCGAAGAACACGAAGATATCGCGGACTACTACACGCCAGAACTCACGTTGAAAGGGGTGCGCGTCGGATGAAAATCTCGGTAAGTGCTCACGCGATCGACGAAGCCGTTAAGGACTTCCGCGTTAATCGTAAAGTTGCGGAGGAATGGATACGTTCAAATCTGCGCAAAGCCCGTTTCATTGCGAACATTGTATCGGAAGAAGGGCGCCCTTCTCGGTTGTTCGCGAAGAATCATATAACGTTTATCCTGGAGGAAGACACGGACACAGTTATTACGTTGTACCCAAGCGACTACACCGCGGCATCAATCCGCACGAAAGTCGAGAACGTCGTTAACCGTGAGCTGCGCAAGATCGAACGCAAAGAATCCGCCACCGTCAAGCGCAATCAACTCTCGCGGCTAGAGCTTAACGTTGAGCGCGCGGCCTGCTTATTACGCGCCGAGAAAACGCGTAGTCAGTCCGTTAAGCTGGCGATGCAGGCTCGTATTGCCGCAATTGACGAATATCTGACGCAATTAAACGAAGATATTGAAAAGATACGCCATGAAAAACGGAAGATTGCGAAAGCAGTCGCGGCGTACATCGTTTGAATAATGCCGATGTTCCTGCGTCGGCTACGCGGTAATAACGTGAAGGATCGGGGATATCCCGGTCGCCGAGAATAGTCGGAGTAATCCGCACGTAGGAGGATCGCAACCTATGCGTACGAGTCCGGCACTATTATTCGCGGAAAGTAACGCTATTACCGCGTCACGGGCGCAGGAAAGACGTGCCCAAGCGGAAGGAAAGTAAGCCGTCGAGTTGCGGGTCGACACGTAAACAGGCGCAATCCTTCCGTAAATATTCTCCGCTACGAGCGGCTGCGGATTCCCGGCCGGCGGGACTAATAATCTCCGTGAGTACCGAGCAACAGGCCGCTCAACAAATTAAACGAAAAGGAACGTGATTGAATGTCCATTCGCGACCAACTGAAAAAGCGTGAGGAAGAACGCAGCGCCCCGAAAGGTAACGGACTGAATGACGGATTACCGGAAGGCGTAACGCGATATGTCCGACTTGGTGCAGAACTCAAAGACGGCCGCCAATTCGCTATGCTCGCGGACCCAGATAACTGGTTCTTCTACTATTGCCACGAGGATGGAGATTTCGCAACTCGCGCAACTTACGTCAGAAAACACACGTGTCTCCACTCTCCGAAACAAGTAGGTGCCAGTTTTACCGCATATCAAAAGCCGAGCGGCGGCGCATGCATCTCGTGCAAAGCGAAGGCAAAGCGGAAACTCTACTTTATGATTCCGGTGTTTGACCTCGAGTATATGACTTGGCGTGTTCTGGACGTCAAAGAGTTCCACGCGAATAACCTTATCGGCGACTACGACAAACTCGAGAAGGCCGCGAAGAAGTTCAACAAGGAATATTCGATCGTGGGCGACGTCATCAAGATCGGGAAGACCTCCGACGGCAAATCGTATTCTCTCGAATCGGGTGACGCAGACGTACCGGCAGAGGCCGCGCAGTTCGTAGGATTCGCGTTCCCTTACGAAGAGCTCGCCAATTTCCGCGAAGAGGACGATATTATCGCGCTGCTTAACGAAGCCGATCCGGATCATATCGATAAGTCCGTATTGCCAGGCGAGACTACGCAATCGAAGACGCAATCCAACGATAACGTAACGCCGATTGACGACGACGGACCGCTCGACATTGCGGACTCTGACTTACCGTTCTAACACGCAATCAACCGAAAGGAGGCGGCATACATGGACGTAGCAGGACCAGAAATGCGCAATGTTACCGTCTTACTCAACGTTAGGGACGCGAAGAAGCTGCCGCAAACGGGCGCCTATCTTTCGAAGTTCCTGACGAATCTAACGCAAGAACACGGACTGTTTACGGTCAGCATAGCGGTGAGCGTCGAACCTGCGGAATCAACCGCGTTCGGCGCCGCTGAAATGCCGCCGGATGAGCCGACCGAAATCGATATCGTATTTATACCGGAAGGGGACGAATGAATGGCGCACGCAAGTGAAATCGTGGGAAAGTACTCGGAATTAGTGGCGCAGGTGGCGCTCCTGGCGAATGGATGGCGCGTACACGAATCAAGAACGGCGGAGGCATACGATATCCTCGCGACGGACCCATTGACCGGTGAGTTTACGAAGATTCAAGTTAAAACGATTAGGCAGCGTGAGGACCGTAACGGCGACCTCGTTGTCTACGCGAAGAAAGGGAACGGAACGGCCTACGATCGAGCCGACGCTGATTATATCATTGGCGTGTGGGCGGTCGAGGGCGAAGCACCGCGCGTTTACATGTTCGAGAATCGTCTGCTCGGCGAGTATTGGGCGTCAGAGGCGCGCGCTTCCGAACGTTGGGTCGAACTCCCTATCGCGTTAGACCGGTCGCGGTTTGCCGCCAAGGAGAGCGCGTAATGGACCGTTTCGCACCGCCAGACGAGCCGGCCGTTGTCGCAGAGTGTGCGTATTGCCGCCGCGAAATCTACGCCGGCGACGAGGTTAAGCGGATTGATGACGCTGGTGGATACGTTCACGCTAACTACGGAATGGACTGCGCAATCAAGTACGCAGAAGAACGAGTATTCGACGCAATGGGAACGATTAATATCCGAGGGGAGATCGATTAAATGGCGAAATTGAGCGTAGTAGTTCCGAGTAATGAGGTCGAAGTTGAGGGCGCTAAATACCGCAAGGTTGAGCGTAAGGCGCAGGCGGGCGATATCGTTAAGATTACGGATGCGCACGCGCCGAGCTACGTTGTCAATGGCGCATTTTATGAGGTGAAGAACGTGGATAGAGACGGAGACCCGCAAATCACGGACGAGGACGGTGATAAGTACTATCTTTACGAAGAAAAATTCGAAGTCTACGAAAAGGTGACGGAGCCTGCTGCGGTTGAGTATCGCGAGGTTAAGCGTGTGGCGCAAGTGGGTGAACGGATTAAGATCATCAAGCGCTGGCCCAACGAGGATCGGTACGTCGTCGGAGACGTATTCGTTACGAGTAGTGTACGTCAGTCCGACGGTTACGTCCGAGTCGATTCTTTAGGGGAACGTGTTATCGCGTTAGAGGAATACGTCGTCCTCGAACCGGTAAATGTCGCCAGGCCCGCCGAACCAGTACCGCAGCCGGAGCGCTTAAAAGTCGGAGAGTATGCGAAGGTTGTCGGCAGTTCTCACCGTAGCTTTTTCGGAGGTAAAGACGGGGACATCGTTAGCATCGTCAGAGAATCGGATAGTCGCTACAAGTGCGAACGAGTAGATGGATACGACTACCGCGGAAACCCGTGGGCTGATCCGGAAAGTCTGATCCGCGCCACCGAAGCCGAAGTCGAAGCCGCTAAAAAGGCGCTTGAACGTACGAAGAATATCGGAGAGTTTGCGGACGGCGGTTATGCGGTAGTTAAATCGGACGCTGACGGGTACCTTAGCGGAGGTTATCGCGGGGCTTACGTAAAAGTGCGGCCAACGCTGACCGAAGGCCCTTACGCGTTAGAGATATCGCTTTCCGAACAGCGCGGGTACAGTGCTTACTGCAACGCCGACGCACTCCGCAAGGTATCGCGTGAGGAATACGAAGAGGCGACGAATCCGAAGCCGGCGTTTAACGTAGGTGATTACGCAAAGGTTATCCGTGATAATCACGAGCATCGCGTAGGTCATATCGTTAAGATTACGGAAGGAACGAGTCGGATCTTTGATTTCGCAGTCAAGAGAATCACGTATGGCGGCAACGGATATATCGACGCAAAGAATATCGAAAAGGTCAGCGCAGAGGAAGTCGCACGCATCGAAGAGGAAGCGAAGTGGGCGGCGATCGACCGGAAGGTCGGCGAGTATAAGCGCGGTGATATCGTCGAGGCCAAGCAGTACTCCGGCAGAGGAGAGCAGATATACGGAAAAGTTGAAGATGTCGGCAGAGAGGGCGAACTCCTCGGCCTACGTCTACCAAACGGAAGATACAACGTCGTTTACGTTGAAGGTGCAAAACTCATCGTACCGGTCGAACAGCGCTTTGACCGCGCGGAAGGGGGCGCATCCACATCGAAATAAAACTTTCGCTTAACCGTCCGGACGACAGCGCATCACGCGAAGCTGTCAAAGCGGCAGCCAAGCGGAAGATAGACGCATCAGAATCGTTAGAGGACGCGATCGAGCGCGTCAGCCAAATGAAATTAACGGATCGCGAGCGCCAACTCGTAGATATCGTTAAGGAATCCGTCAAGACCGGAGAGACAGGCAGTCTCCGGTCCGGTGGCGGACAGATTTCGAAGGCAGACGTAACTGCAGCAGGATCGCGCCTACTTGCGGAAAGGAAGCAGAGTGAACGCGCGGAAAGAATCGCGGAGACATTACGGTCGAAGCCGGCCAACTTCCATATACTGACGGACGATGCGGAATTACCGGCGTTCATCGAGCGTGTGAGAACGGAATGTCGGCGGCAAATGGCGGAATGGACGGACCGCTGGCGCATACTCGGCGTTGAGACGCTGACTGCGGGCGACTTCGAGGGTACCGGCGTAGATACGTATATCGACCTATCGATTGGCTTTTCGATATGGCTGCCGTTATTAGACGAAGGCTACTATCTTCCGTATGGTCACGTTGATATGCGCGGCGAGGACGGCTTCGATTTCCTTGACGATACGTGTGCGTTTAAGGCAGGCGACAAGCAACTCACACGTTCGAAAGTGCTGGCGGCCATTCAACCGTATTTATCGAGCCAGGCGCACGGCAAGTCGTTTCACATGGGATCGGCGCGTTATGACCTTCACGTTGCGATTAAAGACGGATACGAGATCCGCGGCTGCGTATGGGACTCGCTGGATGCCATGAACTCGCTAAATGAGCACGAGGAGTCGTTCGGTCTCAAACCGCTAATTGCGAAATACGGCGCCCACTTCGGCATTAACGGTCCGATTTACACGTTCGAAGACATGTTCGGCAACCGGTCGCCAGCTCCGTTCAGCGTCGAATTGGTCGGCATCTACGCGATTAAGGACGTTCTGTACGGATGGAAACTAACGGAATGGCAATTCGCTCAAATGGCGAAGGCACCGTCCGCAAGTGGTGCGGGCAAGCTGCTCGAATGCTATGCGCTCATTGACTCGAAGTTGCCGGAAACGGACGTATTCATGGCGCGATGCGGTTTCGTTGTGGATCTCGACGGACTTGCGGAGCTAGAGGCGGAGTTCACGCCGTTACTCGAAAAGGCGCGCCAGGACGTTGTTGATTCGTACAAGATCGACGCGGACTTCGTTCGGAAGATGGACCGTACGCTCAACGCGAAGAAGGTCGAGGCGTGGATTGAGGCGCAGCGTAAACGAATCGCGCGGAATAAAGAGGCGCAGGAGAAACAGCGCGCTATTATCGCGGAATGCGAGACGGCTGGCAAAACAACGCTCAAGAAATATACGAGTGCGGTCGCTAGGCTTGCGGAGCTGCAGACGGAAGCGCGGGAATTGGCGCCGGCAGACGAGGAGCACGCGCCGTTATTCGTAGAAGAATTTACGATAACGAACGGAAACCACCTCGCGTATCTGATTTACGATTACCTCGGCATTCGTGATCGTACCGGTCAGTTTAAGCGCGGCAAGGCGCGGTCGACGGCTGCGGAGATCCTCGAAGTTTATTACGAAGAGGAAGAAGCGCTAAAACCGCTGGCAACCGTTGCGGCGTACGTGAAATTGCTGAATACGTACGTGAAGAAGATTCCGGATGCGCTCGAAGGAGACGGACGTCTACATTCCGAGTTCAAGGCGGGCGGTACGGAGACAGGGCGGTATAGTTCCGCGGGATATAGCGGCCGGCCGATCGATATACTACGTGAATTTGAAACGGAGGGATAAGCGTGGGTTATTTTATCATAGTTGAAAAAGTCAGTGGGGAAATAGTCACTAGTGGTCAGTCGGTTTACCGGACTAAAGATAGAGCAAGGCGCGGTCTGATTCAATGGATTAGTAAGTCTAAACGTGACAGCTACGCAATTATCGAACTGACTCAGGGTGACATACTAAACCTACTGATTAAAAACGGGATTGAGTCAGAATGAGTCTTGTAATAACCGACGCCAATTATCACGCAATCGTACGCAAACTAATCGCTGATGATCGCAAGGTACCGAAAGGCACGAATCTGCAGAACATGCCATCAAAAGGCGCAGGCAATCGCGTCCGTAATCAATTCGTACCACGCGAAGGCTTTACGTTTATCGGAGCTGACCTCGGTCAGATTGAACCGCGTATTATGGCTCACATCATGTACACCCGTTACGGCGATAACTCCATGCGTCAAATCTTCGTAGACGGCGTCGACCTCTATACGACGATGGCGATGATGACGTTCGGCCTGGCGGAAGAGTATTGCGTCGACAAGGCGTATGATCCGACCGGCACGTTCCAGCCGCGGAAGATGATGAAGACCGGCCAGCTTGCGGTATCGTACGACCAATCGCCGAAATCGTTTGCGAAGAAAATGAACGTGACGGATGAAGTTGCGCATATGTTCTTCGAAAACTTTGAGCGGACGTTTCCGAGTTTTAAACAGATGGTTGCGGACATTCGCGACTTCATGCGGATTAACGGATACGTCGAGACGTTGTACGGCCGCAAGCGCCGATTTCCGGATTATAAGAGCGTGGCGGCGGCGCAAGCCAAGAATGAGCAACGGTTAATCCGGCTTTATATCGAGCGGAAAGCATTGCGCCAAAAACTCGGATTACTAGACGGATACAAAATGGACGTAAAGACAGCGGAGTTTGTGCGCGATCCGAAATTAGACGCGAAACTAACCGCAATTCAGGACGAAATCGACATACTCGCAGCTAAACGCGGTCTTATCGGGTATTGGGAGCGCGCAGCCTTTAACGCGGTCATTCAAGGAACCGGTGCCGACATCCTTAAGATGAACGGAAACCGTAACGCTCAAGTCTGCAGAGAACGCGGATGGGAATTTAACGCGTCCATTCACGACGAGATTAAGGATTCGGTCCCGAACGAAGACCTTACGCCCGAGACGATCGCGCTAATTGACGACATCATGACGAAGACGGTGACGTTAAACGTGCCGCTAGTTACGGACATTGTAATTGAGCCGCGCTGGATGCAAGAATACGCAGCGAGCGAATGGGATTACGCGAATAACCGGCCGCTGCCGGAGTTTGCGAATAAATACGGGGAGGCCGCATAAATGGCGATTACACAGGCGAAGAAACTCGAATTGATTATGAAGCACGCGAAGCACTTTACGACGAAATCCGAAGCAACTCCGGTGTTACAGGGCGTGCATTACTCCGCAGACGGTTCCGTTGTTTGCACGGACCGGCACTCGCTACTCCGAATCGGCGGCGTGCATAACTTTACGGAGGAATTTACGTCACACGCGAAAACCGGCGCAGTTATTGACGGAGTGTTTCCGGACACCTCGCGAATCATTCCGCAAGAACTTCCGACGCAAGTTACGTTGATTAATACGGGATTTCTTTCCGGCATCAAAGACGCAATCGCCCGCGTAAAAGTGGCGCTCGAAACCGCGAAGTTGTCCGGCGATAAAACGTATGTAGCGCGGCTGGACTCGGCAGCGAGCGGTGTAAAATTGACGGTCAATAGCGCGGAGGCCAACGTTTCCTATTCCGCGATGATTACGGCGGACCAATTTGGTCCTTACGCGGACATTACGTTTAACGCCGAATACCTGCTTAGCGCGCTCAACGTATTTAAGGACGCCGGTAGCCAGCGCGTCATTATCGGAATTACCGGCGCAATGAGTCCGATCGTACTCCGCGACGAGGAAAACGAGATTGATGCGATTGTGCTTCCGTATCGTGTCGCGAAGGATGCCGCATAAATGGAACGCGAAACAGCAGCGTATACATGTCCGCAGTGCCGGCGCAGAATCACGGTACTCGCGGACGAATATGGCGACCACGGTTGTTCCTGCGGGTGGGAGCCGTACGCGGACGAAGACGAAGAGGAGGACGAAGTATGATCGCACCTGAAATCGTAACTGTTATCGATATCGAAACGACCGGCCTCGATCCAGCGACCGACCACATTACGGAAATCGCCGCCATCCGCGCGGAAATCATTACGGACACGCCCGGCCTTGCTTATCGCGAAATTGGCCGGTTCCAAACGTTCGTTGCGCTGCCGCCAGGCGTAGAGATTCCGCCCGAAATTACGGAGTTGACCGGAATTAAGACAGAGGATTTGCGCGGAGCTCCACGTAAAACAGATGCTCTCGTTACTTTGCACTCTTTTGCGTTTGGTACGACAGTCGTCGCGCATAATGCTCCGTTCGACATTTCTTTTATAGACCCAGTTGTAGATGTACCGAAGTTCGTATGCACTCGCGCATTAGCTCGTCTAGTCGATCCGGACGAAAGCGCAAGTCTCAAAGACGTATGTCCGCGCTACAATATCGAACTAAACGGACATCATCGCGCTATGAATGACGTAGAGGCTACGCTACAGGTTTACGCGAAACTACGCGAGAAAGCCGAGACTAACGGAATCAGCTATCGGAATGTTGTTATCGATTCGGATGAGCGACCGCTTAAATACGTACCGCCAGGCGCGATCGTACGGACTATTAAGAAAACGAAGGAGGCGGTTTAACTGACGCAGTCAATCGCGGATAAATAAACGAAGGAGATGACGCGGAATGAAAATCGTAGAGACGCACGATATCGGTGAGGATTACGACGAGTATTGCGGTAAAGGTTCGATCGAGGTAAAGGTGACTGACGATACTGGACGGAGTGTGTACGTCGATATCCGCGCAGGCGAGCCGGAGGATGCGGTATTCTTCCGCGATCTTAACGGAGCATACAGCATTGCCGACGCGGTCAAATTGGCGTACGAGGCCGGCAAGCGCGGCGAGGCGTTGGAATACGTGTTTGTTAACGAAAACGATAAATAGCAGCACGAATAGCCAGAAACCCGTCGGTTTCCAGCTAAATATTCACTTCCCTTAGGTATGGTCCAAAGAAAATACCGTGGTGCGCACCATCATTCGTGTAGGTATGTAGTTGAGGGTCGGCCGACTCTCTTACCTTAGTACCAGTATTTCCACAATGTATGAATATTAAACTTTAACGAAGGAGGTTTGGCGTAATGGCGAATAAAGAGCAGGTTTACGCTAAGATATCGGAAGCGATCGCGGCGGCGGAGAGCGGCATGGATAAGCGGGGTTACGAGGCGGTGGAGTACGCTGTGCACGTTATAAAGAAAACCTTCGGAATCCCATGCGAGTATGTGTACTGTGGTGGATTCGATAGTCCCGGGTACGCTGTCAGTTGCTACGCGATTGCCTACGTTACTTCTGAAGGTGGGCTCGGACTCTATGATTACCAGTACGAAATTTATTAGGAGGCGGTTTAACTGACGCAATCAATCGCGGATAAAATAGCGCAAGACTTTACGGACTTCTTGAACGCATGGCATTCGGCGCCCGAAGTGTACGACGACGCACTCGACGCGCAGATACACAAATGGTATAGCGACATCTTATCGGATAAGTCACGCAAAGTATGGCCGCCGCGAGGCATTCCGTACTTCTCACCGTCATCGGCCAACGCTGACCCACGCGGACTGTACGAAAAGATGCGCGGAGCTAAACGTGAGTCTGGCGTAAGGCCACCGCACCAAGGCCGTTGGGTCCGGTTGGGAACGGCAATCGGGGACATGCTGCAGCGCGATATCTTATTTGCGGAGAAGCACATGGATACGCTGGCAATTCCGAACACGTTCTCATTCGAACGCAATGACCGCGGCGAGCCGATGTTTGAAGACTTCGCCAAGAAAAGCGTTATTATCGAACATCGCGGCAAGAAATTCGCGCTATACGGAACCGGCGACGGCATCATGCGCTACGTTTCCGAAGACGGTGAAGTGCTGCGCGTAGGCCTCGAGATCAAATCGAAGCAGACAACATCAGCCATGACGTCGGCCTACTCGAAGCGCAACGGACCGAAGGAGGACCACGTTAAGCAATGCGTATGCTACTCGATCATGTACGACGTTGACATCTACGTCATCATCTACGTAAACGGCGCAAAGAAGTCGTGGAATATGACGGAGGAAGACTTCGCGAAGAATCCGGATATCGCGGCATACGGCGTCTACATTACGGACGATATGCGCAACGAAGTCCTAGACCACTTCGCGGATATCGTAACGGCAGCCGAAACGGGCAACGCGCCGAAACTCGATATTGAGCGCTGGCTATTCAACGATTTCAAACGCGCCATATCGAAATCACTTACTGCGGATGAGCTTGTGGAGATTGAGCGTGAGGTTAGCGCGATCCAGCGATCGAGAATGCCGGACTTTAAGAAGCAATATGCGGCCAGAGTATTGGCGGAAATTATGGAACTACGAAATGGAGGCGCTGCTTAATGTTAGGACGGATTGCGACCGGTTTACTATTCGTCGGACTCGGCGGTGCTGTTTCGCTCGGCATCGGCTTCGTAATGGAGCTAATATTCGGAGACTCGACGTTATTCCTACGCATTGTTGCCGGATTGCTGGCGGTAGTCCTGTTTCTGTGCGGATACTACGGCGATGGGGAGGCGGTCGATTCTGGCGAAGACAACGATACACCTCGGACTTGATACGTCACTCACGAAATCAGGATTCGCAATCATATCGGTCACTGATCGGAAACCGACGTTAGTCGATTACGGACTTATAAAATCTAACGCTAAGTTATCGGACGGGGAGCGTCTTCGTCAGATTCACGCAGGTATAACGGGGATCATAAGCAAATATCCGATCGAACGAGTGATACCGCGAGAAGCCGGCATCGTGCGGTTTAACCTTCCGACAAAGCAGATATTCAAAAGCCATGGGGTAACCGAGTTCGCCCTCGCGGATTACGAAATCTACGACATCAACATTCAAACGGTTAAGGCGTGGGCAAGGCGGATAACAGACTCGCCAGGTAAGCGGAACGATAAGGCGATGATTGCGGAAGCCGTGCGTATATTCTTCAACCGACCGGATTTACCGCTTAATAAAGACGGCGACGAGGCGGACGCAATTACGGTAACACTGGCGTACTTGATACGCGAAAATCTAATAGACGGAGGGATTGCGTAATGAGTAAAAACGGGACTCAAGGCGGAGGTATCGGCGTTATGGGACTTCTCGGCATCGTATTCGTAACGCTTAAACTGACCGGCATAATTAACTGGTCGTGGTGGTGGGTGACGTTACCGTTTTGGGGCGGACTTGCGTTAATGTTGGCGATTGGCTTGATAATCTTCACAGCTTGCGTTATCTCAGACGTACTGACTGAACGTAAAATCGAGCGCAATAGACGGCGCCGCAAATGAGCCGCAATGAACTCCTCGCCCACTACTTGCGCCATGAACGCGAGCAAATAACCGAAGCCCTCCGCATCAAGGGCGAAGATATCGCAAGGCTATGCGCCAGACTCTCGCAGATTGAGCGCCAAATACAAAAATACGAAACGGAGCGATGACATATCACGCACACACCGCAATATGTAACGAAGCCAAATAACCGCCGACTCACGTTCGATCCTGACCGCTTATCTATGTTCGCCGACCGGATTCTCTCCGGCTTAAACGGCGTAGATAAGACGCAGCTCATACGCGGTGTCAACGCAAAGCTCCGCGCCGAATCCGTATCGGGCGAAGAGATTACGAATGCGTTCGCTATGTCTGCGCTCGAACTCGTAACGAAGGAAACTCCGGAATGGAAATTCGCGGCGGCTCGTGCGCTGCTGACTACGCTATATAAGAAGGCCGCAGTTAATCGGCGCTACAAATCGTACAGTCACGGTCCGTACGGCGCATTCTATCCGCTAGTAGAAGACCTCGTTAATCGCGGCGTCTATCGTAAGGAATTGACGGAAGTATATTCGCGTCAGGATATCGAAGAGTTGGGCGAAGAGATCGACCATGAGCGCGATCTACTTTTCGATTATATCGGACTTCTGACGCTGCAGGAGCGCTATCTGGCGACAGACTTTGACGGGCGCATTATGGAGCTGCCGCAAGAACGCTATATGGTTATCGCGATGTTCCTTATGCAGAACGAACCGGAAGACAAGCGCCTGGATCTCGTTAAGGAAGCGTATTGGGCGATGTCGAACCTGTACATGACGGTCGCAACGCCTACGCTATCTAACGCGGGCAAAGCAACGGGCGGCCAGTTATCGTCGTGCTTTATCGATACGGTCGACGATTCGCTCGAAGGCATATTCGATTCTAATACGGACGTGGCGCGACTTAGTAAAATGGGCGGCGGCATCGGCGTTTATCTCGGCAAGGTGCGCGCAAGAGGATCGGACATTCGCGGCCATAAGAATACGTCTAGCGGCGTCATTCCGTGGATTCGCCAGCTTAACAATACGGCCGTCAGCGTTGATCAGCTCGGTACACGTAAAGGCGCAATCGCCGTCTATCTCGACGTATTCCATAAGGACATTCTCGCGTTCCTCGACCTCAAGCTGAACAACGGAGACGAACGGATGCGCGCGCATGATATCTTCCACGGCGTCTGCATTCCGGATCTCTTCATGGAAACGGTGAAGCAACGCGGAGAATGGGCGTTATTCTGTCCGCATGAGGTCCGAAAAATATTCGGATGGGGCCTCGAGGACTTCTACGATGAGGAAGTCGGCGCCGGCTCATTCCGCGAGAAGTACGCCGAAGCGTTGGCTCATCCGTTGTTACCGCGTATTACCGTACCGGCAATCGATATCATGAAACGGATCATGAAGTCGCAGCTTGAGACCGGGACTCCGTACATGTTTTATCGGGATACGGTTAACCGCGCCAATCCGAACAGTCATCGCGGCATGATCTACTCTTCGAACTTGTGTACGGAAATCATGCAGAACCAATCACCGACCGTAACCGAGTCGGAAGAACTCGTTATGAGGGACGGCCAGACGCGAATCGTAATCACGAAAGTCCCAGGCGACTTCGTCGTATGCAATCTGTCGTCGATTAGCCTCGCACGAGCTGTTCCGGCCAGCGTACTCGATCGCTTAATTCCGATTCAAGTCCGCATGCTCGATAACGTTATCGATATCAACAATATCGAAATCCTGCAGGCGCAACATACGAATCAACAGTACCGCGCAGTCGGACTCGGTACGTTCGGACTCCACCATCTACTCGCGCTTGAAGGTATCCGCTGGGAGTCGGACGAAGCCGTCGCATATAACGACCGCCTGTACGAAGACATCGCGTATCTAACGATTAAGGCAAGCGCTGACCTGGCGAAAGAGAAGGGCGCATACCCAGCGTTCGAGGGTAGCGAATGGCATAGCGGAGAGTATTTCGTTAAACGCGGCTATATCGATGAGAACGCCGAGTCCGTCAAAGAGTCCGATAAGTGGGCGCAATTGACGCTGCAGGTCGTCCAGCACGGTATTCGCAACGGGTATCTGCTCGCGATCGCACCTAACGGGTCAACGTCCATTATCGCAGGCTCGACCGCCAGCATCGACCCAATTTACGAGCTGCTGTCGTACGAGGAAAAGACAACGTATAAGATCGCTAATCCTGCGCCGGATCTCTCGCCAGCTACGATGTGGTACTACAAAACCGCGTTTACTATCGATCAACACTGGTCGATTAAGGCGGCCGCCGTACGGCAGAAACACGTTGACCAAGCGCAGTCATTCAACCTTTACGTGACACCGGACATTAAGGCGAGCGCATTCCTTGCGCTTCATTTAGACGCGTGGAGGTCCGGAATTAAGAGTACGTACTACATCCGGAGCCGCGCACTAACGATTGAAGAATGTGAGAGTTGCGTCAGCTAAATAACGAATAGGAGGGCGATATTTTGCGCCAACAAGCAATATTCAACACGAACGCACCGAATAAATCTACGCGGATTATTGACGGAGAGTGTTCCGGCATTCTCAACTGGAACGACATTCGCATGCCGCATATGTATAAGCTCTACAAGGTTCTACTACTTAATCACTGGATTGCGGACGAAATTCCGATGGCGAAGGATGCGCAGCAGTTTGCGCTCATCGATCCGGAGGAACAGCGCACGTTTAAGATTAATATCGGATTGCTAGCGGTCCTGGACTCGATGCAAACGATGTTCGTCGGCGACGTCAAGCGATATTTCACCGATAGCTCGCTCGAAGCAATCGCGGCCATTATCGGTCAACAGGAGGTCGTACACAACCAATCGTATTCGTACGTATTGTCGTCGATAGTAAGCGATAAAGAACAGCGCGAGATTTTCGAATATTGGAAGCATGACGCCGTGTTGCTCGAAAGGAACACGTTTATCAGCGACATTTACCAGAAGTTCCGCGATGAGCCGTCGCCGCAGACGTTTTTCGAAGCGTTGGTTGCGGATCTCATTCTCGAAGGGATTTTCTTCTACAGTACGTTCGCGTTCTTCTATAACTTGGCGCGCGATCAGAAGATGATGGGAACGTCTCAAATGATCAGTTATATCCAGCGCGATGAGAACCAACATTGCTATTTCTTCGCGGAAGTATTCAAGCAGCTACTCGTCGACTTTCCGGAACTCGATACGCCGGCCAATCGCGAGTATGTCACCGCAACCGTCGACCGCGCCGTCGAACTCGAGACGAATTGGGCGCGCTATACACTCGCTAACGTCCGCGGTATTGATCTCAGAGAGCTGTCCGATTACATCCGTTATATCGCGAATAGGCGCCTGCGCATGATGGGATTGCCAAAACTATACGAAGGCGTCGACGTTAACTGCATGCCGTGGATTAAACCGTTCTCGGACGATGCGCTTAACGCGACGAAGACGGACTTTTTCGAAGGGAAGTCGCGCAACTACGGCAAGGTGGGCGGCGATAACGGATTCGACGATTTATAAACGAGGGAGGCGGAGAATTTTCCGTCTCCTTTTTTTGCGTTTAGGTGTGCGGATTGGACTTGAGCGGCATTGAAGTATATGTAAGGCGCAAAAATAATTACCGCAAACTGTGCGGAAAGCGCCTGAGAGGGAACGTATGTAGTGTAAGACAATTGATGTGGAGGTGATCGGTTGAAAGTGCTACTTTGGTTATTCGCGGCCTATTGGGCAGTTCTTTTCATACTACACGCAACTAACCTCATCGAACTGGACGGATTCACAATAGGTTGCGCGCTAATCCTTGCCGCATTGTCATTCGCTGATAGTGCGGTAGACGAACACATCAAATAACGAAGGAGGCCACGCTATGCCACTACCGAAAGATTCGCTATTCTTCGGATTCGACGCCAAGCTAACGGACGAGCAGCGCGCCTATGTCAACTCGATATTCGACCGCCAGCTCACGATTGTTAACGCGCCGTCAGGTACCGGAAAGACTACGCTCGCTGTCGCCGTTGCGAAGTTACTCGGCAAGCCGCTAGTCTACGTATTTAGTCCGGTCGAAGAAGGGCGCATGGGATTCCGCCCAGGCACGCAGCGCGAAAAGGAAGCCGCGTATATTACTCCGCTAACTGATGCGCTGTATGAGATCGGCGATGACCCGGAAAAGGCGATATACAATCCGGAAAACCTATCGTCATCTAAGCGCGGTGATACGTGGGTTTATCCGATGTCGCACGTATTCGCTCGCGGCATGAATCTCAAGGGGAAAACGGTCATCATCGATGAAGCACAAAACATGACGCGCGGCGAGCTTAAAAAGGTGCTTACGAGGATTCACACGGACTGCCACGTCATCATTATCGGACACGACGGTCAGTGCGATCTCAAGGACGAAGGCAAATCCGGATTCGTCCCGTACATCGAACATTTCCGCAATGAACCGTACGCGGCCGTTTGTGAGTTGACGGTGAATTTCCGCGGTAAGCTGGCGCAGCATGCGGACAAATTACGCTGGTAAAACGAAAGGAGAACGGAATATGAACGGTAAGGAATACGTGATTCTAATCGATGGTAAGCCGAATCGCTACTACAAAGACGGCCAAATTAAGACGTATAAGACACGTGAAAATGCCGTCAAGGAAGCGAAGAAGCTGAGCGGCAGATACGCGAAAGTCGAAGTCGGAAAATTTTCCGCGATTGAATTAGAGGAAGTGAAGGAGGACGTAAAGTGAACGATAAGATTGCGGAGTACATCGAATCATTGGCGCAACAATTAGGCGTGGCCGTGACGCATGTCTACGAGGTGATGACGCGTCAGATGGTGGCGGAAGGGATTACGTACGGACTGTTGAGTCTGGCAGTGGTCGTCGTCATACCGATTGTCGTATATAAGTTGGCGCGGCTCACAATGGAGAAGTACAACGAAGACATGGAATTTTACGTGTTTATGGGCTGGTTTATTGGTGGTATCGGCGCATTGATTTTATTCGCCGCGAGTCTGCTAAGCCTGCCGGATTACGTAATGCACGTTGTTAATCCGGAATATTACACCGTCAAAGAGATTCTTGACGCACTCAAATAACGAAAGGAGAACGCCGATTGAACGATAAACTAACGCAAATCTTCACAATGCAAAAAGCGCTGGATGATCGCATCATTTCCGAACGCGGCATCGATAAGACGGTTGACGAGTGGGTTATCGGAATCACGCTCGCAATGGAGTCCGAAATTGACGAGATCCGACGCGAAGTTAACTGGAAGTGGTGGAAGAATCCGAAGCCGGTCGATAAGACAGCGCTGCAGGGCGAAGTCATCGATATGTGGCACTTCCTCGTAAGCCTTTCGGACAAAGTCGGACTGACTGCGGATGATGTCTACGCAATCTATCTCAAAAAGAATGCGGAGAATCACGCCAGGCAGGACGGAACGAGCGCGAAAGAAGGTTACGGAGTGACGGCGGAAGAGGCGGCCGAGAACATGCGTAAAGCATTCGAAGCGCTTCCGTCAGTGTCGGACTTAATCGGCAAATGAGCCGGCGCAAATCATTCGCCGAACTCGCGGAAGAACACGCGCAAGCCTGGCGAGAGTTCGCGGTCGCTATCGGACTCGTACGCTTGGCGGAATGGCTTAACGGTAAATTAACGAAGGAGGAACGCAAATGAAACGCACACTAATCTTCGAAATGACTGCGCGGGTTCCGTTTGACGAGGAACTGGACGCCATTTATGACGCACTCAGTCCGGAAGAACAAGCGGATAAATTGCGCGAGATGCACGAGAACGGCCGCCAATGGCTCCGCGATGTAACGGACGACTGCGCAGACGTCACCGTCAACGTATACGTAAGTGAGGAGGACGCAAATTGACCGACAGAATCAACGTACTCGATAACGGATATGTCCGCCTAGTCGACGTAATGGGATCGGACTTAACCGTCGCAAATGCAGCGCGAGTATCCTACGCAAAGGAATCGCATGAGCTGACCGAGCGCGATATCCGCTTAATCAAGTTCCTCGCGCGAGAAGGCCATACGTCGCCATTCCGCCATGCAATCGCTCAATTCGAAGTGTATGCACCATTAATGGTCGCGCGCCAATGGTGGAAGTACATCGTCGGCTCGGCGCACATGGAAGGAACCGGCGATAGCCTCGACGCTTGGAACGAATCGAGCCGGCGCTATATTACGGAGGAGTTGACGTTTTACGTACCGGAAGTCGGCGAATGGAGAAGCGCGCCAGAAAATTCGAAACAAGGTAGTGGAGAGCCAATCGAGAAAGATGACGGTCAGTGGTCCGCGATACTAACCGAGTATATCGAGGACGGCGTCCAATTATACGCTCAAGCGTTAAGGGAGGGAATCTGCGCAGAACAAGCGCGCCTATTCCTGCCAGCCTACGGAATGTACGTCCGCTGGTACTGGACCGCCAGCCTGCAGAGTATCGCGCATTTCCTAGCGCAACGACTCGAGCACGACGCGCAGGTAGAGATTCAGGCGTATGCCAAGGCGGTGCTGACGCTGATCGAGGCGCGATTCCCCGTCGCTGTTGGCGAATTACTTTCGAAAGAGGAGGCGGTCGCATCCGAGCAGTAATCGCGGCCATAGTTGCCGTATCAGTCGCATTTACCGGCGTTAATACAGGCGTAGAGCATGCGCAAGCAAAGACGGAAAGTTCCGGTGAAACAGGCAATCATCGGACCTCATCCGCAGAGTGGCGCCAATTCGAAGCCACGGAAGAACCGGAGACGTGGCGGTCCTTCACGGCTACGGCCTACATTGCGCTATGCGATACCGGATGCACCGGCGTCACCTATACCGGCCTTGATGTGCGCCAACACATTACGGTCGATGGGCGGCGAGTCGTTGCGGTCAACCCTCGCGAAATAGCGCTAGGCACGGCGTTCACAATCCGTCAGCCAGACGGCACGGAAATCGACGCGGTCGCTGCTGACGTTGGGTCGGCGATTAAAGGGCGCAAGATTGACGTATTAATGGCGAATTTACACGACGCAAAGCAATTCGGAAGGCAAACGGTGAGTATAAAAATCGAGGAGGAATCGGAATGAACGAAAATATCACGGTATTGAAAGACGAATCCCTCGGCGGAATCGAACGCGAATATCGCGAGGTTAAGCGTAAGGCGACCGTTGGTGAACGGATTAAGATTATCGCGGAGGAAATGCTCGGCGAGAACCGTAAAGGCGAAATTTACACCGTAACGAAAGCGGCTAATTACTCGGATCTCATCGATACATCCGGAAAATGGGACGACGGGTCAACGCTTAACCCTGCGCATGAAGAATACGTAGTCCTCGAACCGTCCGAAATTATCCGCATCGATAACGAGCGCCTCCGTATGGTCGACCGGAAGGCAGCGGTAGGCGAGCGCGTGATTGCGCTAGAGGATTGCTCGGTCAATCCTCGTAATTACGGCCCTGGCGCGGTATTTGAGGTAGAGGCTCACGATTACTTTGGCGTAGATATTACGGATTTGAACGGAGAGGACAACGCGATTCCGCATAGCGACTACCGCGTACTCGAACCGGTTGAATTCGTCAAATCCGACGCACCTACCGCCCCACTATCCGAACAGCCACCGCTCGACCAGGTGGCCGCTAATATTGCCGCGCTACAGACGCAAGTAAGCGGACTCGAAGCGAAAGTCGCCGAGTTGCAGGCGCAAGTGCGTACGGTAATTGAATCCGCTAACCCTGCGGAATTATCTATGAGCGTTAGTGAAGTCGCGGCAGCCGTTAAGGTTGCGGAAGGGTCGGCCGATGATATGCCGCCGAGTTTCGCAAATATGCCGCGCGCTAAATCGCTTCAACAAATCCGCGACGAAATCGTTGAGCGTGCGAAGGCTGACGTTAAGGCGTTGCTCGACCGAAATTACTATGCCGGATACAGTCCGACTATCTGGTTCACGGATAAAGACGGATCTTCTATAACGGATAAGTGCGATTTTATCGTTAACCGCAAAAAACGCACCGTCGTCGCCTTAATCTCGGTGATAAGAGGCGGTAAACCATTCCGCAAAGGCATCGCCAAAGCCGCACCAAACGACGTATTTAACGCTCATATCGGACGTGCGATCGCGCTTCGGTGTGCGCTTGGTCTCGAAGTGCCGGCGGAATACTTGAACGTGCCGAATCCGGAGGAGCCGCGTGTGGGTGACGTAGTTATAATCAGCGGTAATAACGCGGATGGGGTACGCCACTACTACGATATCGGCGATGCAGGCAAAGTGATTCGCGTAGAACACAATTATGTGGACGTTGCCGGAGTAGTTACCAAAGAAAGAAGACGCAGCCAGGGCGGATACAGCCAGTGCGTCGGTATCCCTAACGCTCATATTATCGATGACAGCCGCGAGGTGGTGGGCGCTTGATGACCGCGCTACCTAACATCGCAATCACCGGCGAAATGCGCAGCGGCAAGGACGCCGTTGCCGAATACCTGGCACGCCAATACGGATACACTCCGTTCGCTTTCGGCGACGAGCTTAAGCGCCATTATCACAAGATATTCGGTCCGTCCAAAACGAAGCCACGCGAAGGGTATCAGACATTCGGACAATTTTGTCGCGAACGCGATCCGGATATATGGGTACGGAAGTGTTTTGATAATATCGAAGAAGCCGCGGACTGGAGCGTAGGCGACTACTATATGTACGGTAAAGAATTCCGCGCAGTCATCAGCGACCTCCGCCAGCCTAACGAATTTGTCCGCTGCCGCTCGGAAGGCTACGTCATCATCCGCGTAACAGCTCCGGAAGCCCTCCGCATCGATCGCGCCATCAAGTCCGGCGACACGTTCAATCTACGCGATTTGACGCATGATACCGAAAGCCATGTGCGCAGTTTCGACGTCGACTACGAAATCGTTAACGACGGCACGCTGGCGGAATTGTACGCGAAGGTTGACGAGGTGTTGCGCAATGTCTCCGCTTGAGATATACCGCGAGGCTTATCGCGCCGGCTACTTTTACGGACGGATTGACGCGGACAGAGGCGCGCCATATGACGACAGGACTCCGCTAGAAAAGAGCGCGCGATCTAATCCGCCGTCTCCGCCTCAAACAGCAGCCAACCGTCCTGATCCGCAATGAACACGTAGCGTCGCGCTTCTTGCGGTATCTGCGTCTTACGGTAGAAATGCGCCGCCGATACGTAGCCGCGTTTATCGACGTTGGCTGCGGTCGGATCTGACGCAGAATTAGCGAGCCGGAGCGCTATTACTTGCGCCGTGTGGTCGTAGCCGAGTGTGACGCGGTTGCCATTGCGTAAGTCATACAGCGCGATGATGTCCGATGACAGGCGAAGGCGGCGCTGCTTGTCCGTTGCGACGAATAAGTTGACGAGCGGAATTTCTTCGATATTAAAGCGTTGGGACATCGTTTATCACTCCTTTAACGGGGTTCTATCGCTAATTATACGTAAATTAAACGAAAAGTAAACGATATGGAGGCGGTTAGGTGACGTTTAAATACATCGAATTGTTTGCCGGCATTGGCGGATTTCGTTCCGCATTGGACGGATTAGGCGGAGAGTGTGTCTTCGCGTCCGAAATCGATAAATACGCAAGCCAGGCGTATCGTGCGCTCTATAACGGCGCGTCAGAACTGCACGGAGATATTACGAAGGTTGATGCGCACATCATTCCGGATCATGACGTACTGGTCGGCGGATTCCCGTGCCAAGCGTTTTCGGTCGCCGGTCAGCGTAAGGGATTCGAGGATGCGCGCGGTACGTTATTCTTCGAGATTGCGCGTATTGCTTCCACTAAACAGCCGCGATTGATGCTGCTGGAGAACGTGAAGGGGCTGTTATCGCATGACGGCGGCAAGACGTTCGAAACTATGTGCGCAATCCTTAACGATATCGGCTATGCGATTGACTTCCGTGTCCTCAATTCGAAACATTTCGGAGTGCCGCAGAATCGCGAGCGGATCTTCGTTGCGTGTGATCGTGACGCGGAACATGCGGAATGGGACGTAACCGGCAGCGATGTGGTTGCGAAGGCTAAACGGAGGGCGCAAGCGCTTGGCATACGTACGTTTAACTTCGACTGGCCTGAGAATAGCGTAGTGACTACGCGGTTAAGGGACGTTCTGGAGACGCAAGTTGACGAGAGGTATTATCTTAGCGAGGAAAAGACGGCGAAGTTGATTGCGCAGATCTCCGAGAAAGATGCGGACATTCAGCGGGTTGGTTTCGTAGGTAAGAATACGCAACAGTATCGTGTTCACAGCACGGACGGGATTATGCCTACAATGACAGCTCAAAACGGCGGAGGACGGAACCCAGGCGGATTAATTGCGGTAGATTCGCCGATCATAGCCGGCTCACCCGAACACTACGGTAATGACCAGATGAACCGCGTCTATTCCGTCGACGGCCTTGCGCCAACTATTACGGTAGTCAGCGGCGGCGGACGAGAGCAGAAGATTGCGGAGCCGCAGATTCTCGATACCAAACCGAAGGACGCGTTTAGGATCTATCCCGACTATTGCCCGACTCCCCAGGCCAACGACTACAAAGAACCTAAACAAGTAATCGAACCTCAACTCGAACAATACTCGGACGGTTCTGGCTTGGCGTACACAGTGGACGCCAACTACGCGAAGGGAACATCGCCCGGCGATATCGGAAAAGGGCGTAGGACTCACGTAATGGAAGAAGTCCGCGCAGTCCTAACGCCAGATCGCGAAGAGAAACGCCAAAACGGACGCCGCTTTAAAGACGACGGAGAGGAATCGTTCACGCTCACCGCGCAGGACAAGCACGGGGTCGCAATCGGTCGTTATCCACGCTACCGCATCCGCAAACTGACACCGCGTGAGTGCTGGCGTTTACAGGGATTTACCGACGCACAACATGATACGGTTGCCGCCGCAGGCATATCGGATTCACAGCGCTATAAACAGGCGGGAAATGCCGTCACGGTTAACGTTATCCGAGCGGTTGGCCGTCCGCTAGTTAATCGATTAAAACAAACAGCTGAACTTGCGCAACAGGCAAGCGCGAGTTCAAGCGAACTGGAGGCGGTCTAATGGGCGCAGTTAAAGTAGATACGGAAAAACAGGCGCGAGCATACGAGGTGAAATACTGTCTCGATAGCGTGGCCGGCGTTAAGGCGTTATTACGCGATCGCCACCGCATAGCCGAGCGGCGCTACAAAGGCGACACGGCGGCCAGCGATATATTGATCGATTTGCACAGCGCAATTAACAGCGCCGACTTAACGGAGCGCCAGACGGAGGCGATTGCGTGGGTATATGGGCGGGACATAACGCAAGCGAAGGCGGCCGGGATTATGGGGATTGCGCAGAAAAACGTTAGCGAAGCGATTGACCGCGCTGCAGAGGCGATTGCCGGCGTGTTTGAGCGGTGGGAATATGGCGTGGTAACGGTCGAATTTGACGAAGAGGAGACGGACAATGACGGACTTTAAGACGAAATTCAACGAGGACACAACGGCACTCATCGCAGCCAATATCGCAGACAGAACGGAGCGTATGGCGGCTGTGCAGGCGTTAATTGACCGCTATATCGAAGCAAACGGAGAGATACCGGATCGGGCGCAGCTTGAGCGCCTGACCGATTATGTACTGCGCGAGGAATTGACGGACCCTGACCCGTATAAATCGGAGCATAACGAGTATCCAATATTAAGCGAGATTCAATTATCGAGACGTCGCGAAGGAAGGCGCGGCTCTGCCCGTACTAATATCCGCGGAGAAACACCGATTAGAAGCGATGGAGACGAAGATACTACGAGCGATAAGCACGCTCCCGTCGGCGTATTCCTTGCGTCAGACGGAAAGGACTACCGCAAGCCGATTCGTCGCACACGCGGTAAAAACGAATTGATTTATATGGACGAACACGCAAAGATACGCAACAAACAACGCGCAGAGCAGTACAAGAAAGATACGTCGCCTGGCGCGGTTATATCGTATAATCTGCGGGAAACAGGCGGAGAGTTGACGGAGCCGTTCGTAGCCTGCCGTGAAATCGGATATCGAGCTGTTCCGGAGTACTATCGCTAGGATTTAGGCGCCAGAAATGGCGTCTTTTTCATGTCTAACCGTATATTTTGCGATTTCTTCGGACTTAGAGATTAGGACATCACCGGATAAACTCCGGACACTATAGACGCAAAGGGGACGTTATAAATGGCGCAATCAACGCGCGAACTAAACGTAAACATCAACGTTGACATCACGGAAACCATCCGCGGACTCAAAGCGATCCAGCGCGAGGCGAAGAGAGCTGCGCAGGCGTTACGGGAGTTGGAGGCGGTACAGAAGGCGGTGTATGCGAATGAGTAGCGCAACAACGCGTAAGGTAACGAAGCTTCTTAACGGAGGGCCAATCGGCACGCTAACGCCAACTAGCGGACGCATGGCGCGAGATGAAGCCGGACGCGTTTACGAATATAAATCGATGGAACAGAAAGACGTTGAGCGCCGGCGTAAATATGCCGAACGTGACCAACGTCATTTTTCGTTCTCGGACATGCGTAATATGCGCGAGATAACGGAGTCGCTATCGAATAAGTATTGCGGCTATGTGCTGCTCCTGCAGCCGTACATTGCGTTTAAATCGGGACTGCTCGTACACAATGGACGCGACGGGAAGCCTCTTAAGGCCGCTGACTTTGCCGCCATATGGAACGTATCTAAGCGTACAGCTAACGTAGTGCTTGACGAGCTAGAAGCGCACAGCATCGTATTCGGAGGCACCAACGGTACGTATACGCTGAGCGACCGCTATCATTTCCGCAAAAAAGCTGGCGACGAAGTGGACGCGTTAATTAAGACGTTCTTTACTACGTTGCGGCGCGTACGATTGACTGCGGCCGATCTCGGCATACTGTACAAGCTGCTTCCGTACGTTCACCTGGATACAAACGTTATCTGCTCCGATCCATTTGCGGAGAATCCAGAAGACGTGCGCTATCTCAACGAGAAGCATATCGCGGGCGTACTCGACATGAGTGCGGACAAGACTCGCGCAGCCATGAAGAGATTGCGCAAGGCCGGAGTTACCGGTGAATGGACGAAAGAATACGACGACCGCGAGACGCTGACGGTGCTTAATCCGTACGTGTTCTATCGTAAATCAGGCGAACCGGACGGAACCTTGCGGACACTTTTCGCGGCACAACGGTTCGAGACTACGTAGGAATTACCATAAATTGGCCTATATACACGACCTTTTTTGCACGAAATGGCCGAAATACAAGACCTTTTTTGCACACTCAAAAACGGGAGGAAATCGGGAATAATCTAAAGTTTTCGCCGTTTATCTCCCGTTTACTCACTTACGCGAAATAGATTCCTTCTTATCTATAATATCAAAGGAGACGATAATATGACGCAAAAATACGGTATTCAGATTACGGACAATAACGGTGATACTTTCGTTCTGTTGGCGCAAGGTAAGGACCGGTATCAGACGTTTAACAGCTACGCAAAGGCAGACGACTATAATTACGAATTTGAAGACGGATTGCCAGACGGAGTTACTAGCGCTGTAGTGGCGCTATAAGTCGGACGAAGATCACGTCCGTCACTTCCGCCGCCTAACGGCGACGTCGTGAATCATATAATCTTTGTCTGCGTTATTCTTTTAGGAGAAGAGATTTACGCGGTCTAATTGTCATAATTCCAGGACGGTGTTAGCCGGACTGGGGCAAGGCCAGAAGGCCGCGGCAGGCTTTAGACCTTTGCTTCTAGATGCATGAAGCCCACTCAAAGAAGCCTCTCATGTAGGCAAATCAAAAACAATAACGCTAACACTAACGTTAGCCTTAATCGGAGGGATTGCGCTATGTTAACGGTAATGTACGTATTGCTAGGCGTTCACATTGCGTTATTTATAGCGTGTTTCGCTTTCGCAAGAAGCGCTATATGGCGTCATGATCACGTTTGGGATACCGTAAAGACGATCGTATACATGGCGTTATTTCCTGGCGTATTGTTATTCTTTATCCTTCTTTTACGGTATGGATAGCGGAAGGGGATTGCGCTATGGAAATCGTTGACCATACGACATACCGAGCGTTCGTTGACTGGTATAAGTCGCGGATTAATGGCGAATGGGAATACGTAAAGGTACCGCTTGGCGTAGAACTCGTACACACGTCCGGAAAGCTAATCGCAGCAGTACGGTTAAATCAAGGCTGGGCTGATGCGGAGTTACTCGCGGTATATAGGTACGAATTAAGCCGGAAATGTACTGCGACAGTATCTACGCTGTAAACCTGCGAAATATAGGCGGAAATTAGCGTATATAATAGAAGCGAAATTTTTACGAGTGGCTTCGTTAGTTGACGGAACCCTGCGATTATCCGCTGAAACGCTCCGGACGGACAGCCTTCGAAAACTCACGGGGTTCAGCGTTATTTTCATGCATAAACGGTGTATAAACGATGAATATCGCGTGTATATCGGCGTGAAAATGGATACGAAAAATGAAAACCGCGTAACCATGCGGATTCTTCCGTTTAGACTTATGTGCAAAACCCATGTTTTGTGCACATGTCCGTACTGTAAAGCACTAAAGCGTAGGCCCCCGGGGGTGGTTACGAAAAGTGAGCGCCACCTGACGTCCGAACATTTCTCGCAAAATTTTATAACCGAGGGGTTAACGTAATCTCAAACGCAAGCATATACTCTACGCCGAATCTGACCGTTGATTTAGGCGTTTTTGTGTTTCCGGAGTATAAACGGTCACCTAGCGCAATCAAACGCTAAATCCACGCTAATTTTACGGAAGGAGGACGCAACCATGTCCGATAAGAAGAAAGCCGCACTCGAAGCACGATTAGAAGGGCGCCAAATTAAAGCCGCGCTACTATGCGTTGAGCGCGAGTTCGCAGCGGAAGACGAGCGCAAGTCATTCGATGAAATCGCTGAAGAAATCGGCATCAGCCGCCAATCGCTGTTTAAGTGGCGTACGCAAAATCGCGCTTTTATTGAGTACGTCAATTATGTCGCGGATGATTTCCTAGCGTCTGAGCGTGCGTACGTCTACCGCCAGCTAATGAAGACGATAAACGGACCGCAACCAAGCGTCAAGGGTATCGATCTCTACTTTAAGCGGCACGGTCTCATTACGCAGCAGGTCGCCGTCGAATCTAAAGACGCTACGTCAACGCGTTCGAACAAAGAAATCACGCAGGAACTCGAAGAGCTGGACGTACTGCTGGCGGAAGTCGACGGCGAAGAATAACGAAGGAGGTGCGTTCCAATCGCATTTGTCAACGATGCCTGGCTTGATAAAGCTGCGCGAGAAGAGCGCATCAAGCTCGTTAGTGAGCGCGCCAAGAAACTACGCGACCTAGTCAAAGCCGGCCGAGCAACGACATATCACGAAGAATCATTGCGCGCTACGATTGCGGAGTTAAAGCGGCTCAAGCGTATCGATCGCGCTGAGTACGATTTGCTCTATTTCACATACGAATATTTCTCGGAGGACCTAAATCCGGGCAATCCCGATAATTTGATACCAGCCGGACAGAAATACGAAGACGCGGCGGAGTTTCACCGGACGCTATGTTCGCTGCTGGACGATATCTCGCGCGGCGGAATCGAATCGAACGTCGGATGGTCGGTAGGACGACGCCACGCCAAGACCGCCTATCTATCGAACTCGTATCTGTGCCACCAAGCGGTATATCGGCACAAGCACTATATCGTCGAGGTTTCGGAGACAACGGACGTAGCCGGCGACTTTATCCAATGGGCGCGTAATCAGCTCGTATTCAACGAGAAGCTGCGCGAAGATTTCGGCGTTTTACTTCATCCGCGAAAGTCGATGAACGAGACGGACAACAAGTACGAATTTATCACGCTAACCGGAACGAAAGTCGAAGCGAAGGGCATGGGTACGCAGATGCGCGGACTCCGTCACGGGTCACATCGGCCAGACTTGTTTTTGCTCGACGATTTGGAATCCGGCGACAACACGAATACGAAAGAACTCCGCGCGAAGAACCTTAACTGGTTCCGGACGGAAATGCTCGAGGCGCTAGGCTTCGGCGGCATTTGCGTATACATGGGAACTATCGTTCATTATGACTCACTGCTGAATCACGTACTGACTAAGCGTAAGGACTTTATCTCGCGCAAGTTCCCGGCGATTCTACGCTGGTCTGAGCGCGAGGACTTATGGCAACAATGGCGCGAGATTTATAACGCGGACAGAGACGAAGCAAAAGACGAGGCCGACGCCTTCTATGCGGAGAACGAGGCGGAAATGCTGCGCGGTACGGAAGTATTGTGGCCGCAAGCCTATACGTACAAGTATTTCATGGAAAAGCGCGAGGCTATCGGTACCAAGGCGTTCAATCAGGAGTACCTCGGCAACCCGATCGACGAGGAATCGCAGGTATTTAAGCCGGAAGACTTCGTTTACTACGTTGATACAGACATCGACCGCGAACAACTAGAAATTTACTGTGGAATTGACTTCGCGATGGGAAAAGAGAAAGGCGACTATAGCGCGATTGTTACCGTCGGCAAATCACCGAGCGGTATTTTTTATGTCCTGGACGTGTTTATGCAACGCATCCATCCAGACGTCTTACTCAACACCGCAGTAGATAAGACTTTTGAATATTACTACGAAGGGTTAGGCGTTGAGGCGCAGCAGGCGCAGGAATGGTTCGCGCAGAAATTAGCGGAGGCTCTACAAAAGCGCGGTTATCCGTCACAAACGCGCCTGAAACAGATAAAGCAGCGCACAAGGAAAAGCCTGCGGATTGAGGCGTTACTGCCGGACATTCAGGCGGGACGAATACGCTTTAAACGCGAACAACGACTACTACTCGAAATGTTCGAATTGTACCCGAATCATAACCACGATGACGGACCCGATGCGCTGTCCATGGCGTTATCTGTTGCGCAGTCATCGGCAGGGTATATCCGAAATACACGCAAGCGAACACGATAATCAATCGAAAGGAGGACGCAAATGTTAGCGAAATACTTAGCGCCATATGAGACGATTAGCGAGGACTTTTACGAGCGCCTTATTTTCTCTCCGCTGCAGCAGGCGTTGGGGGCGCAGACTTGGCGCAGGATCGACCGCCAACTACGAGATTACGAATACTACGCCGGCAAGCAGCACGTTAGCCCGGAGACGGGCCAATTAGTAGCTGCGGAAGATATGCCGCGTCCACCCGGACTAGACTACGATCCGACGCGATTCCCGACGAACTATTTCAAATCGTTTATCGATAAGAAAGCGCGCTGGTTGATGGGCGGCCAACACGGAATTAACGTTCCGACTCCGCAAGAGCCCACGCCAGCGCAGGCGCAGGTTGCCGCAAATTACGAATCGTTGCTGTATCAGTTATGGCGCGAAAACAAGATGCGCACGTCCTTAACGAAGGCAGCTCGCGATTACCTTATCGCCCGCCGCGTCGTATGCAAGATCGTATTTGACACGAATACCGGTAAGCTGCGTTGGGTATGGCGGCCGGATACCGAATTTGTTCCTGTTTATTCCGACGAAGACATGACGCTATTGATCGGCGGCCACTTCGTGTCAGAACGCGAAGAGGGCGGGCGGACGCTCATCCGCAAAGAATCGTTTACGCTCGAAGGTGGAGCGTGTTATTACGAAGACGCCGAATATACTACGGACTTGAAACGCTACCACACGATTACGGAGAAGGCGTCGATGGGAATCGATTTCCTACCGCTCGTAGCGTTCGCGGTGCCAGGATTGTCTGGCGAGGAAATGGATACGTCAGAAATCGAAGCGATGCGCGCTGTTACCGATCGCCTTAACGCGATGAATGAGGACGCGGCTGATTCGCTTAAATTCGAAATGTTCGCGATGACGGCGTTTTTAAACGTACCTGCAGGAACGGCCGATAAGGTGCAGATTGCCCCCGGTGCAAGTCTAGAAGTAGTTGCTGGCCCAGGCGCAGACACCAAGCCGGACGTCAAACGGATAGAAGGTACGTTCTCTTGGTCCGCGGCATTCGACGGACAGTATTCGCGATTGAAAGCGGCATTGCACGAGATTACGTCGCTCCCTAACGTTGTACCGCAAGAACTAAACTTCGGCGGACTCAATGGTGACGCGCTACACGTACTATTCCAATCGATCATACAGGAAACCGAAGAACATTGGCTCGAATGGCAGGACGGACTGCAGGAGTTGCACGAAAAGTCTATACGCTACCTTAAGGCGCGCCTCGATCGCGCTGTTTTTGCGTACGACAAAACGATTATACGGTCGATTAACGACTATTCAAACGAGATTAAATTCGTTCTTCCGTTGCCGGATAATCGCAAGTCACTCGTTGAGTTGTTGACGGAGGAAACCGCGTCAGGATTTGAATCCATTGCCGGAGCTATGCGCCGTTTAGGCGTAGAGAATGTTGCGGCGAAAAAGCAAGAAATCGCAGGTGAGACGGCGGAAAGACGAGCGGAGACAGACCCGTACCAAGGAGGAAACGGTAGTGTCTAGGTTTTCAAACTCAACCGTCACGCATTTGGCCGGCGCTAATGCGGTCGATGCACAGGCAGTTACGCCCAACAATAACGCAAATTTAACGCGTGGCGCGACGAAAGGGCTGTACGTAGGCAGCCCCGGAGACGTTGTCGTAGTCATGGCCGGCGGAAGCGAAGTCAAATTTACCGGATTGGCTGCCGGCATTGTACATCCGTTATCAGTTGTTAGTGTTAAGGCGACCGGAACGACGGCGACCGGCATTGTCGCGGTGTACTAACGATGATTATCGGAGTAGGCGTAGGAATGGGCGCGACAAAGATAAACGCTGAGCCATCGGTATTATTTGCGGATGACTTTAATCGTGCGGATGCCGCCGCGTTAGGCGAACCGTGGTCCGTGTTTGCGGGAAGTTGGGGCATATCGGGTAACACCGCGAAGATTATTGCGAGTCCGGACTACGATCAGATTGCGTACGTTAACCTGCCTGGCGCGGACAAGGTATCCGTCAAGGCACGCGTACAAATGGGCGCATCGGATGCGTCGATCATCGTCCGATACAATCCGGATTCTCGCGATAACTTTTACCAATGGGGCAAGGACGGCCGCCTATATAAGAACGTCGCCGGCGCCTGGAACGCACTCGGTTCGTACAATCCGCCGAGCGGTATCGAGTGGGCTGAATTAGAGATCGTGCTTAACGACGCCAATATCGACGCCTACTATAACGGTCTGAAAGTCGTGTCCGTCACGGATACCGCGCTTATCGATAACAAGTGCTTCGGTATGCGCAACGGCAACGGAACAAGTGGCGTATGGGACGATTTCGAGATTAAGGCGGTGGCGCCGTGATTGTAAACGTACCGAAAATCGGGACCGGATCATTTGACGATCCAGTGCGTCCGGATACGGCGGCCAAGTGGTGGCAGATCGTCGAAGAGAACGAAGATAGTTACGTTATCGAGATCCTCGAATAGCGTGACCGACTTACGGCATGTCGTTAAACTGGCGGTCATTTAACGTAATAGTCGACGCGACTTTAAAACGGAGGTATTGCGATGAAACAACGATTTAGATTACCGCTTGACCTGCAGTTATTTGCGGAGGAAGGCGGCGAAAATGGCGGACAGGAAGGCGCAGACCAAAAGCCGGCCAAGCCCGAATTTAACAAAGAGCAGCAGGAGTATATCGACAAGATACTCAACGATCGCCTAGCGCGCCAGCAGAAGAAATTCGACGACGAGAAAGCGGCCGCACAGGCGGAAGCCGAACGCAAGGAACGCGAGAAAAACGAGGAATACAAAGCGCTGTACAAGAGCGCACAGGCGGAACTCGACCGCGCTCGCACCGAAGCAAAAACGGCAGCACTCAACGCTACGAAAACGCAATTGCTGATTGAGGCCGGATATTCGGCGGAACAATTGGCGCGCGTTAGCAAGTACGTAACCGGCGAGGATGAAGACGCAATTAAGGCGAGTATTGCCGAAGTCATTGCGGACATGCCGCCGAAAGCAAACGGGGTCGACCCGAATCCGGGGAACGGCCGCAAGCCAGATCCGAAGCCAGGCGATTTAACTAACGTCGGCAAGACGCAGTATGAACGCTTGAAAGCCGCGGGTAAACTGCGCCGTTAATTGGATTCGTTGACATAACCAAAACCAAGGAGGAAAACAAATGCCAGCTTATAGCTTGAAAACATCTCAAACAGCATTCAGAGGCGGAAAGAACATTCTTGCGTCCGAGCATCTCCAATTTATCGAAGGTGGCGCAACGCTTGACGGTACGAAGTTTCCGGCCGGCACAGTCGAAGTTGGAACGCTCATCGCGCGCAACACTACTTCCGGTAAATACGAACCGTTCACAACCGCAACAGGCTTCGATAATTTCGGAATCTTGAACATCGACCTGGTATCCGATGGAGCTACCGATTTTGTTGTTGGCGAGGTAATCGTTCGCGGTTCCGTGTATGAAGCGAAGTTGCCGACGAACGCAGCACTCGCGGATTTCAAAGCAGTAACGCCAATGATTCGTTTCGTAACTCATATCTAAAAAGCAGGCGCCTTTCGAAAATCGGAGGCGTCTTTTTTGCGCCCAAAAACACACATTAGGAGGAAATTTAAATGGCAGGTATCACATATCTTGAGCAATTTCAAAAACCCGCACTTCGCGGCTTGGTAGACGCAACACTGGCGGACAGAAACGAGGTTCCAACGCTTGGCGATCGCTTCCTCCCGGACGACCGCATCTTCTCTAATACCTTTGCGTACGACATCATCAAGAAATCCCAACACATTGGCGCAATGATCGGTTACGGTTCCGAGCCTCCGGTTGTTGACCGCGATGCAGTAGCGTCCAGAATGGGCGAGATTGCAAAGATGGGTCTGAAATACATCGCAACCGAAGAAGAATTGCTCGCGCTGAACCAGGCCCGCAATGATGGCGAAAGACAGTCGATGATCGACCGTTTGACTGTTAAAGGCGTAGACTTGGTCAACGCAATCGCCCGCCGTGTTGACGTTATCAAGATGGAAGCACTGACTAAAGGCACTTTCACATACAACAAAAACGGCGTCAAGGTCACAATCGATTTCGGTATCCCTGCGGAGAATAAAGTCGCATTGACCGGTACTTCCGCATGGAGCGACATCAGCGCGGACGTTATCGGCGACCTGCTGGATTGGGTTGACGCATACACGGTTGCCAACGGTAAAGCTCCGGACGTTATTCTGATGTCCCGCGAAGTTCAGGCGCTGCTCTTGAAAAATACCGTAATCGTAACCGAAGCACGCGGATTGAATAGCGGAGCTACTCGCGTAAGTGTAGACGAATTGAATAGCGTACTCGGCGGGTACGGACTGCCGCCAGTTCAAGTCGTTACCAACCGCAAGGTGACCGTTAAGGACATCTATACCGGCCAAGACGAAACAATCGAGTTCTTCCCGGTTAATCGCGTTGTAATGCTGTCCGAGGGCGTAGGTAATTACCTCTACGGTCCAACTGTCGAGAACAACTTCCAACCAGGTATTGTTTTGGAAGCCAAGGACAAAGACGAGCCGATTCAGTCGATTCTGCGCACGGTAGCAGCCGGTTTCCCTGCGGTTGAAGCGCCATCTCTCATCTTCCACGCTGACGTTTACACTCCGTAATAATGGCTAACGTAAAGGTCGAAGTCCTCGATGCGATAGTCGACGGCAAAGGTAAAGGCGCGGTTCTCGACGTGGAAGCGAAGACCGCGAAACACCTCGCCAGCATCGGCTATGTACGCGTAGTAGAGGAAAAGAAAGCGGAGAAGTCGGAAGATAAGCCCGCAGAAACAACGAAATCCAAACGCGGCAAATAAGGAGGCGGCAGTATGGCGACATTGCCCGAATTAACTGAGCGCTTGGCCGCCCGTTTTCGCAACGTTCCCGGCGTATTGCCCGCGGACATCGATGCGTGGTTAATCGAGGCGCTCTACCAATACGGATACTCGCCGTTAACTGCCGCAGACATTCCGGATGATGAGACGCCGCTCGTTATAACGTTGGCGCAGATACAAGGCGCTCGAGCGATTGCGTTCTCGGTTGCGCATTACTTCAAGTATACGGATGGCGAAGAGGCGGTAGATAAGACGATGGTCTCAGAACAGTACCGCAAACTCGCCGCCGATCTTGCTGCGGAGTATGAGCGTGAACGGGGCGTAATTATCGGACGCAAATCGGCTTCAACGTTTAAGGTGGCGCGTCGTCTTGACCGCGATATAACGGAGCCGAGGCGTTATGGCTGGTGGTGGCGCCAGTGACGGAGAACGAACGCAAGCTAAACGAATTATTGGCCGAATTGCATGACGCCTATCTCGAAGCGTCCGAGGATATGTCCGACAGTGTCGTTAAGGATGTCGCAAGTACGCGCCTGCAGGTCGTGGATTTAATAGAGGAATACGCGAATAAGGACAATACGATAAGTCGATCGCGCGTCAATACTCTACTCCGCGACCTAGAGGCGGTCGAACGCGAGATCCGAGACGTCACCGAATCGGCGTTAATCGGTGCGATGGAAGACAGCGTAGATATTGCGTATAGTGACGCTTTTACGGCGTTCCAGAAGGCGCTCGGCTTATCGGCTGATTTCGTTTTGACTGCGAAGGTGGCTGAAAGCGAGATTCTGTCCGGATTGAATGGACGCAAGCCAACGCCGCGCAATATTGCGGAATACCTGGCGCAACGTACCGGACCTGACGGATTAACGCTATCGAATCGCGTATGGCAGTTTGCCGGTGATCAGCGTGCGGAAATGGGTAACGTGCTGCGGCGCGGAATCATCCGCGGAGACACAACGACGAAAATGGTACGTGAGATAAGGGGCGTATATGATACGGAAGCCTGGAAAGCGCGAAGACTCGCAATAACGGAGGCGAATACGGCATACAGAACCGCGATAGGTTATACGGCCGAGAAATCGAAATTCGTTAGCGCGCTTCGCCTTATTCCCGGCGTCCATCAATCGGAGAAATGCGTATCGGTATCGCAGCAGAACCGCCACGGACTCGGCGCCGGCATCTTCTTACCAGGTGACGCAGACATCTACAACATTCATCCGTACTGTACGGCCTATACGCAATACATCTTATCGGAGGAGGTGCGGTAATGTTAACGGACGCAGACGTCGAATTTATACGCGCAAATCGGGCGGACATTAAGCAGCACCGCACCGAATCCGTTATCGTCGAGCACACAGACGGCCGCCAAACGGTCGCTAACGTCATATGGTCGGAACCGCGCGTACCGAACGGAAGTCCGGCGCGAGCTGTCGGCGACTATTCGTTCGACAACAACGATTACACGGCGTCATTCGATCCGGAAGTCGGCATTTACACCGCGCTTAAGATATGGCGCCATAATCAGCGGTACATTCTGACGGACATTGATGCGCGAGGACTCGGCGGATTAAATCGCTATGAATGCCGCCTGATGCTCGCTGTCACTGATGGCCAGAGTGTCACCGTTAAGCCTAGTGCAGTTGATGACGGGTGGGGGCAGCCGATCGAGCTTCCGCCATTTACGCTTGACTGCTTCGTTCAAGAAGAGACGCGTACGGTCGCGAATCAATACGGCGATGAGGCCGTCGTTCAGCTCCGCATTGTACTCGAAGGATTGGCGCGTATCTCATACCGCGACAAGATCCGGTATGAGAACGAAATCGGCGTAATCGTCGAGCGTGAACCGGTCCGGATTGCGGTTAAGCGGCGCGTTGATGGGACGCCTTTGATAACGGAGGTGTTCGTCTAATGTCGATCGAGTTCGAAATGGATTTCGCTAAATTCGCGAAGATGATGGATAAGGCGGGCGAGGCCGTCCAAGATGGCGCGGTCAATGGCGTTGAGGATGCGCTTGAATACTGGCAATTGAAGGCGACGAACATTGCGCCAATCGGCCGTTATAAAGGTCGCCGCGGCGGTAATCTGCGCGCACGTATCGACCATACGACGCCGAAAGTGGGACCGGACGGTATAACGGGATCGGTCGTTGCGAATGCGTTTAATAACGGCTTCAACTACTCGCTATATCTGCATGATGTGGCGGCCAAGAGCGGTGGAACAGCGCGCGAGCCTGGCACGGTCCTCGACTTCTTAGAGCAAGCGAAGAACGATAGCGAATCGCGTATGCACCGGCTAATTGAAGACGCAATCGAGGCGGAGCTGCAGCGGAAGGGGATGACGTAATTTGAGCGTAATAACGGACACGGTCGCGATAGAAGCGTATATCAAAGCGTTATTCCCGACCGCGACGACCGGAAAGCAAGACGTACCGGCGCAACCTCCGCCTAATTCGTTCTATGTGCGGATGATTGACGAAGACCGCGAGACGGAAACGCGTTACCACTTCCGGATAGATCGCGCCTATCAAATCGTCCACGTTGCGAACAGGCCGGACACAGTGCTGGCGAATATGGATGCGCTAGGTTCTGCGGTATACCAGTCGGAGTTGATCGAGCATATCCGCGTTAATGCGTTTTCCGTATCGCAACCGGCCAAGACTGAGAACGGCCTGTTCGTAATTATCGGCGTGCTTGATACGAGCGTAAGAGAGGCGCGAAACCAAACGCAGTATCCAAAAATTAATAACGTCAACGTACGACGGATTTAACGGGCGTCCTGAATTGGGGCGCTCTTTTTATACTCAAAAGGAGGTACTCACATGGCAGCAGGTCAATGGGACCCAACAGCGCTACCAAAGCGCCCAGGCATCTACATTAACTTCAAAGAAGCCGCGGCCGCTCAGATCAACGGAGGCGCACGCGGTACCGTCGCTATTCCGTTGCTGAGTTACGCAAATACAGCGACAGCCAAAACGTTCTATACGGTGGCATCCGAATCTGAGGCCGCAGCACAATTCGGACTCGCTAACGTTGAGTCGATTCTACTCGCGCTTCAAGGCGGTGCGCGTGACGTTCTCGTCTACACGATGCCGACAGCGCCAGTGGAACAGGATTACGTCGATATGCGCGAAGCATTCGATACGCGACCGTTCAACGTGTTCGTATTCGACGGCGAGTCCGATCCGGACCAGCAAGCGGCAACTAAAACGTGGGTTGAACGCAATCGCGAGGAAGGTAAACATTTCTTCGTTGTGATCGGTGGCGACGCAGCATCCGACGCAGATCCAGCGGCAGGCATCGCACGGACAACGCTTAACAGCGATGACTACATCGTAAACGTGACGGTCGGCGGCGTTATCGGCACGGAGACATACACATCCGCAGAATACGCGCCGTGGGTGGCGGGCGACATCGCAGGCACTCCGATTAACGAATCGATTACGTACGATCCGGCACCGCTTGAGGACGTAAACAAACGCTTGACTAACGCGCAGATAACGGCAGCACTCGAAGCCGGTTCGCTTCTGCTCGTACATGATGGCGCGAAGGTGAAAATCGAAAGTGGCGCCACCACATCCGGCAAGAAGATCCGGAATATTCGCGCACGGCAAGCGATTGCGACCGACATTACGCGCACGGCTACCGACAACTACATCGGTAAATTGAACAACAATGCGGCAGGCCAGGCAACGCTGATGATCGCAATTAAAGCGTACCTTGAAACGCTTGAGGCCGAGGGTGTTCTAACTGCGCCGGCCGTAGCGCTGGACCCGAACCGTCCTAGCGTTGGCGATTCCGTATTCCTCACGATCAGCTACGTCGAAGTCGACAGCATTGAACGAATCTTCCTCACAATTAACATTTAAGGCGGTGAATCATAGATGGCAGGACCAATGGACGCCAAGCGCGTCATAAGCGGTAACTACGGCTACCTTTACGACCAAGACGGTAACTGGCTGACGAATACAACCGCTGTCGAAGCGAACATCGAGATCGGCATGGAGGAGATTCGCCTTGCTGGTACGCGTTGGCTCGGAAACAAAACGACCACGCTTAAAGGTTCCGGCAGCATTTCCGGATATTTCGTTACGTCGGAATGGATCGAGAAAATGAACCAGGTAACGGATGACGCGAGTTCGCCGTTCGTAACCGAGCTGCAGGTCGTTCTCGATGATCCGGAATCTTTCGGAGCATATCGCGTTCGTTTGAAAAACGTTACTTTCGACAACATTCCGGTAATCAATTACGAAGTCGGCGCGATCGTCGAGCAGGAGTACACATTCGTATTCTCTGGTTACGAAGTTATCGACGCAATTAGACCGAACTAAAAACGCAAATAAACGACAAGAGGGCGGACTCCGGTTCGCTCTTTTAATTTTCGGAGGGATAAACGCATGGCTAAAGGATTAGACGCGCTGCTCGGCGCAACGCTTGAACTTACTAAGGAAGTATACATCGCACGTTTAAAAACACATTTCACCGTCAAGGCGCTCGGCAATGAAGACCTGCGCAAGATTAATGACCGCGCCGCTAAACCGGATGGTAAGGGCGGTAAGGTAACGGACGATCAGATGTTTAACACGCTGGTCATCGTCAAGGGTTGCGTTGATCCGGACTTTAACGATAAAGCACTCAAGGCAAAGTACGAAGCCGCTGACGACATTGATTGCGTCACAAAAGCGTTGCTACCAGGCGAAATGGTGAAGGTAATGCGCGCCATCCTTGAATTGTCTGGATTCGGCAATGAGGAAGAGTTAATCGACGACGCAAAAAACTAATCAAGGCGGGGGGTGTTCCGTTCCTTCTTCATGTTATTTTCCAGCGGCACCACATCCCGCCTGATGAAATTTACGCAAAGGAAAAACGTCATCAAATCTTCCTATTTGCATCGATGCTCTTAGTCCTGGAAGACGAGGAAAAGGAACGGAAAACCGCAGAGAGAGCGCAAAATCGTGCACAGGGAGGAGGTCGGCGAGTAAGTGGCATTTAATCTCGAAGGGCGCATCCGAATTAAAGACGATGGCGCAAGTCGGACGCTAAAGGACTTAGAGAAGCAACTAGATCGCGCCAAAAAAGCAAGCTCGGAGTTCACGGACACCAATAAGATGCTCGCCAGGGCGCAGCAAGCCGCAAGTTCCGCGTCGACCAACGTAAAACGTGAATTGTCCGGAGTTGAGCGCGCCACAAAGAACGCGGAAAGGGCGATGGACGGACTCAACACGAAGGTTAAGAACGTTTTCCGCAGCATGGGCGCCGGCATCGGTAAGGGCGCGTTATTCGGCGGAATCGCAGCGCTCGGCACGGCGGCATATTTCGGCGGGAAATCGCTCGGTAAGGCGATGGACTTCGAGGCGCAAATGTCGTCAATCGAAGCGTTAACAGGCGCTACCGAAAAGGAAATGGCGCAGATGCAGGCGCTCGCCCTCAAAATGGGCGCGGCTACGAAGTATAACGCGCTAGAAGCTGCGCAAGCCATCGAAGAGTTGCTCAAGGCGGGCATACGGCCAGCAACCGTCCAATCGGGCGCATTGGAGGCGGCACTTAACCTCGCGACGGCTGGCGGACTTGATCTCGCAGCGGCTGCGGAAATTATGTCGACCGCGCTTAACGCGTTCCAGGAAGACGGCATGACAGCGGCACAGGCGGCGGACATTCTCGCAGGCACGGCGAACGCATCCGCAACAAGCGTCGAGGAATTGCGCTACTCCCTTTCGATGTCTTCGGCGGTTGCGGCCGGTCTCGGCATGAACTTCGAAGACGTTAACGTTGCGCTCGGCCTATTCGCGAACCGCGGCCTTAAAGGATCGGACGCCGGTACGTCATTGAAAACGATGCTTCAAACGCTGCAGCCGGTAACGGACGAGCAAATCGAATTATTCCGCGCACTCGGACTCGTGACGGCGGACGGATCGAACCAGTTCTTCGACGCGGCCGGTAATATCAAATCGCTGAACGATATCGCGGGAACCTTGCGTAAATCCATGGCGAAGTTGACGAACCAAGAGCGGCAGCATGCGCTTAAACTGATGTTCGGTACGGACGCGGTACGTGCGGCTACGATCCTGTTTAAAGAGGGTTCGGAAGGCGTAGAAGAGTTCCGCGAGGAAATGTCGAAGGTAACGGCGCTCGATGTTGCGCGTAAGAAGATGGATAACGCGGCCGGTGCGGTTGAGCAATTCCGTGGCGCACTCGAGACGCTGCAGATTGCGGGCATGATGCCAATACTGCCACTCGTTAAGGATATCGCGAATGGAGCTGCGGATTTCATCGAGGCGTACAGTCCGCAGATTACGGCCGGAATCCAATCGATGGTTGACCGTGCGAAAGCGTACATCAAGACGAATTTTACAGACAATCCGGAATTTCAGAAGCTCACAACATTGGAGAGCAAAGTAAAGTTCATCTTCAATACGTTGATGGACGACTTTAACCAATGGTGGAGTGAGAGCGGCGCGGCCTCCTTCAAACTCATAACCGAGAAAGTCACAGGGGTTATGGTTGACGGATTGAGTGCGGCCGTCCCAAGACTTACAGAAGTCGGACTAAAACTCGGTAGAGGACTCGTATCCGGTATTATCGCGGCCATCAAAGAGGACCCTGTTGCTGCGGCGGTTCTTGGCGGAGGCACTGGCGGAGCGTTTGCCGGCTTGCCTGGCGCAGTAGTTGGCGGAGCTGGTGCGGCTACGGTTGCGGGATTTAACAGCATGAAGACGACTAGCGATTTGAATAAGAAGTTTAAATCCGGAGAAATGACGCCAGAACAGGCCGCAGAGTATACGCGCTTGTCGAAAGAACTCGGCAATAAAAGCGTATGGTCCACGATCGGCGGAATGATTAGCGGTAAGGGACACGCAGGCGGACTCCGCAATGTTCCGTATAACAATTACCCCGCGTCATTGCACGCCGGCGAAGCGGTTCTCACACGCGAAGAGGCGAAACGTTGGCGCGGTGAAGGCGGAGCGAATGGGGGCCGGATGGCGCCTGTCGTGAATATTAACGGACCTATCCACATCAACAACGGAATGGATTATGAGGAGTTCGTAGGTAGGTTGGTACACGATCTATCACAGTAAGGAGGCGAATACATGGCGCGAGGAAAGCCGCAGTTTTGGCTGAAATTTAATAACGGCGCGGAAGTGATGTGGTTACCGGTCAATCCGGCAACAATTACCGTAGCATCTGCGCACAGTTACGAAGACATCGAAGTCTCTAATCTCGGCGAGTATACCATTATCGGTAACGGCCGCCAGAAAGAGTTTTCGCTGTCTTCTTTGTTTCCGCGTGATTATAACGCCTCCTTCTGCGAACATCCGAGGCTATTAGATCCGTGGGAATACGTTAAGACAATCGAACGGTGGCAGCGGTCAGGAAAGCCCGTCCGCTACATCGTCACCAACACGCCGATTAATATCGCGGTCACAATTCGTAATTTCGAATACGAGGAGCGCGGCGGTGAGCCTAGCGATATTTACTACACGCTCGACCTCAAAGAATACACGTTTATTAAGGTCGCGAAGAAGGGCGATCCCAACGCGAACAGTAGCGCAGCCGCACCGAAGGCAACAACGTCAGCACAGCGGCCGAGTACGCGAGTCGTTCCGTCGTCCTATACGGTTAAATCCGGCGATTCGCTCTTTAAGATCAGCGCAACAGTTTACGGTAAAGGAAACGATTGGCGGAAGATTTACGACGCTAATAAAAAGGCGATCGGCGCAAATCCGAACGTTATCCGGCCTGGCATGAAGTTGGTGATACCGTAATGGCGACGAATATTCGCGTATTGTACGACGGCAAGTATTACATCGAACCGCTCGTTAAATCCGTCAAATGGTCCGGAGACGTCGCGAAGCCGCATCGTACGCTGCAGGTATCGCTGTCCAATACGATAAATGGCGAGGAGCAGGCGGTTGATATCGAAGTCGGTAAGGAGATCCGTTTCTATGCGGACGGGGTCGGCCTGTTCCGCGGCATCATTTTCGAATACAGCGTGAACAACCGCGGCGACGCGACGCTAATCGCGCACGACGAGAATGTCTACCTCACGAAGAACGTAGATACGCGCAAATTTGTGAATATGACTGCGCAAGCCATCGTTAAGGAAATCGGCAAGGCTTACGGAATCCCAACGGGCGATATCTCGGCGACAGGCTACGTTATTCCGAAGTTGATACTGCGCAATATGACGTTATGGGACATGATCGTTACCGCTCTCACTGAAACGCGCAAGCAGAACGGACGCAAATTCGTTCCGGTCGCGAGCAACGGTAAACTCCATCTACGCGAGAAGAAGGACGGAGCCGTGCGTTGGATGCTCGAAGACGGTGTCAATATTACGAGTGCAAGCCGGTCGCGATCGATAGAGGAGACGCGCACATCCGTTAAGGTAATCGGTGGCGACGATAAGAAGCCGCTGACGGCTACGGAAACGGACGCGGCCATGGTGAAGCAGTACGGACTTATGCAGCATTTAGAGCAGGCGGAATCCGACCTTAAGCAATCCGCGATAACACAGCTCGCCAAGCAACGGTTAAAGGATCTCGCAAAAGTAAACGAAGAGGTATCGGTCGAAGCGCTCGGCATTGCGGACGTAGTGGCCGGTACAGCCGTTTACGCGTTCGAAAGCATGACGGACTTGGTGGGCGGGTTTTACGTTAACGCGGATACTCATACGTTCCAAGGCGGCGTGCATCTGATGGACGTCACGCTATCCAAAACGGACGACCTGCCGAAATTGGAATACGAAGACGATCCGGTTAAGAAGGCCGAAGTTAAGAAGAAGAAAAAGAAAGCGGCCGGCAAGACGACTAAAGCGAAGAAGACGAAAAAGCCGAAAGCATCGGATTCATTTATACAATCGATAAGCAATCGTTAGGAGGTGCGGAGCATTGACGCAATTAATCGAAGGAAGCAAGCCTAGTCAGTTCCAAGCATTAATCAAGACGCTAGGCTACAACAAAGACGTAGATATCGAGTTTGCGACGGTAACGGCCGCGCCTCCTAATCTGCGCATCAAAATCGATAACATGCCGGTAGAATTGGACGCGGACGACCTCGCTATCTGCGAGCATCTGACGGAGCATACACGCAAAGCTACGATAAGCGGTGGAGCCGTGGAAATAGACGGGCAAACGTCGTCAATTACGGTAACCGACGCGGATATAAAGCTCGGCGCAGCACTGGCGGCCGGTGACCGCGTAATCGTCGCGTCCAATGAGTCCGCGCAAGTTTACGTCATTCTCGACCGGATAGGAGGCGTATAGTATGGCGCTAAGTCCGCTAGAACCGGTTGATATTGCTGCAGAAGAGGTCGCAGACTTAACGGATGAGCAGCCGCTTAAGACGTACGGACTCGACTTCGTTAATGGCGAGTTGGGCGGCACGGTTGACGGCATAACCGCGATTAAGCAATTCGTTGTTAAAGCGATCAAGACGGCGCGATTCCGATTTACGATTTATGACGACGATTACGGTAGCGAAATCGAGGATTTAATCGGTTCGGATGCATCCGCGGAATTGTTGGATACGGAGGTGCCGCGCGTCATCGAGGAGGCACTGCTTTACGATGACCGCATTGACGACGTATATGATTTCGAATTGACACGCGAGGGCGACCGCCTTTTCGTGTCTTTTTACATTGAGATAAACGAGGAAGTTATTCCGATGGAGGTGACGATTTAATGGCGTATGAGGACCAAACGCAAGCCGCGATACAGCAGCGGATGTTAGACGAGTCGCCTCCGGACATTGATAAGCGGCAAGGCTCGGTTACGTACGATTTGACGGCGCCAGCAGCGATCGAGATTGAACGCGCATATGTCGAACTCGACGTCGTACTGGCCGCTGGATTTGCGGATACAACATACGGACCTTGGCTCGATATGCGGGCGCGAGAATACGGCCTAACGCGCAAGCCCGCAGTTAAGGCGATCGGCTCGCTAACGTTCAGTGGTCCGGACGGAACCGTTATTCCTGCAGGAACAGTCGCGTCAACGGGCGGAGAGACTCCGGTCTACTTCGTAACGAAAGCGCCGGCCACAATCGCAGGCGGAACGGTTACGGTTGCGGCAGAAGCGCAGGAAGGCGGAGCGGACGGAAATGCAGGTGCCGGTACGATTAATACGCTAATAGGCGATTTAGTCGGCGTCGTAACGGTCACAAACGGCACATTCTTCGAGGGTGGCGTCGATGCCGAATCCGATGCGTCATTACTGGCGCGTTATCTCGAACGGGCAAGGCGGCCGGCTACGTCGGGCAACGCGAATCAATACCGCCAATGGGCGCTCGAAGTGCCTGGCGTATCTGATGCGCGAGTCTATCCGATATGGAACGGAACGGGAACGGTTAAAATCGTTCTGCTTGACGATGAGAAGACCGCGCCAGACTCGACGATTGTTAGCGCAGTCCAGGCGTACATTGATCCGACGCAAGACGGAACGGGCCAAGGCGTCGCTCCTATTGGCGCAGTCGCTACGGTGGCGGGCGCGGTTGAAGTTCCGATTAATATCGCGGTAAAAGTGCAACTCGCTCCTGGCGCAACGACAGCGGAAGTACAGGCGCAGATTGAGGCGGGCGTACGCGCTTATCTGCAGGGACTCGCGTTTGCTGATCCGCTTGTACGTGTGACGCGCATCGCTAACGTAATCCTCGACATTCCGCCGGTCATTGATTACGAGAATCTAACGGTTAATGGCGGCGGCGCTAACATCGCGATCGCAGACGGTGAGGTTGCGGTATTAGGTACGGTGGTGGTGACGACGTGAACGAAGTAGCGAAGAGAATGCGCGACTATGTACCGAAATACTATACGGAAATGCCGGTCGCTACGAACATACTCGATCGCGAAGCCGAAGAGATTGCGCGACTTGACGCCAGCATTGACGATGTCATCGCGCAATTCTTTATCGAGACGGCAACGTGGGGGCTAACGCATTGGGAGCGTATATTCGGACTGACGACGGACTTAACGAAGACATACGCACAGCGGCGCGAAATCCTTCTGTCGAGACTGCGCGGCGTCGGTACGGTAACGGCGGAGTTAATCGAAAACGTCGCTCAAGCGTATGCAAACGGTGACGTAGACGTAGACATCAACGCGCCGGCATATACCGTCATTATCACGTTTGTCAGTTCGCTCGGCGTTCCGGATCAGATTGACGCGCTCAAGGCGGCTGTACGTGATATTACGCCGGCACACTTGGCGATTGAGTACGTATTCCGTTTCTACACTTACGCGGAATTGGCGGCAGGCGGACGGACTTATGGTGACGTGGCGGCGACGGGCAAAACGTACGGCGAAATTTATAATCGGGGGTTGACGTAATATATGGCGCAAACAGCGAATTTAGGGCTGCCACTAATCGATGCGAATATGACGGCGGATGTACCGCGCGACATGAACGCGTTAGCCGAGGCGGTCGATACAGCGGTAACGGAGGCTGTCGAGGGCGTAACGGTGCCTGACGCTACGACTACGCAGAAGGGCGTCGTACAGCTTAACGATACGACAACGAGTACGAATAAAACGCAGGCGGGTACGGCGGATGCGGTCCGGAGGGCTTACGAACGTGGTAGCGAGGGCGTAACGGCGGCGGCGGCGGCACAAGCGAAGGCAGATGCGGCAGAGACTCCGGCAGGTGCGCAGGCCAAGGCTAATACCGCAGAGACAAATGCGAAGAATGCGAGTTTACCGCGTACAGGCGGTACTGTAACGGGCACCATCGTCTTTACAACTGAATTACCTTCAATCACAAAGGTATCCGGTAAAAAGTCATGGGTACATCATCATAGTTCCGCAACTGGCGGTTACTATATAGCACCGTCAATAACGGACGGAGGAGAAGATTTTGATTACAGTAAAGGACTACACGTTTTTGAAGATGATGTTAAGTGGGCTGGGGGTAGTTTGAACGATTTAAAGTCCTCTGTCGCTAACGGAAAACAGGCGATCGCTACCGCCATTAGCGGCAAGGGAGTTCCAGCATCAGGTAGCGACGAGTTTGCGGTATTGGCGAATAAAGTATCACAGATCAATACAGGGAAGAAGTATTTTTACCAAACTTACTCAGGAGAAACGACGGTAAATGTAAACGTCGGCTTTGAGTGGAGGGTAGTGTACGTTGTGAGTTCGGCTTCGGCCGGCGGATTTAATATATATGTGAAAAACCCGGTGTACAGAACTTATGAAACTAGACCGGGAGGCAGCTATTCCCCGCAGTTATCCCAGGCAACGAACACAGGATTCACTATGGGTATATTTTCAGGCGGTGGAACTTATCACGTTATGGCGTATCAAGTATAGGAGAGGATGATCGTGTATGGGAAGAGTAGGCAGGAGAATATATGCTGACAAGACTAGCGGTGCTGTTCTGGCCGACACAGGGGAGCCTATAGTTTACTCGCCTCTTGGACGTCCTTCTATCGAATCGGATTTCGAAGCGTTCTACGTACTGCAAGGACGCGACCCGGAGAGTGTAATTATCCTTGAATTAGAGCCGGGACAGTATGCGGAAGACTTCGCACAAGCTGACGGTTATCGCGTTAATCCCGAAACTCTCACGTTAGAATTTTCGTATCGCGATCCGAATAATCCGGAAACGCCGCCAGTTCCCACTCCGCCATTAACCGCACAAGTTGCGGAACTCAAGGCGGAAACGGCCGCACTTAACCTCGCAATCATCGACGTATGGGAAACACTCGCAGGAGGTGGCGTATAATGGCTACGATAATCAACTCGCTTAAGATCGCGTACTCAATGGCGATATTCCGCCATGGCACGAAGACGTTTCCGGACATCTTCGCGAACTACGTTGAGCCGGTCAAGGAATACGCGGCTGCAGAGTACGATATGGCGACGCTCGATCGCGCACTCGCTTCCGGATGGATAACGCAGGAAGAATATGACGCAACAGTGGCGCTGAAAGAACCGCAAGTATAAAGCCCTCGGATAAATTTCCGGGGGGTTTTTGTTATACGGAAACACGGAAGGAGTACGGAAACATGCCGGATCAGGACGAAGTAATCCAGCAGCTACAATCGTTGTCGGCCGAATTTGCGCGGCTGTCAGCGGCAAACGTGGCGGACGAAACGCGGCTAAAACTACTAGAGGAGACGCAAAAACGACATGACGACGAAATCCGCGAAATCAAGATATCAACAGGCGCGATGAAAGAGCACTATATGCAGATTCTCGGGCGGTTTGACTCGCTCGAAACGAAGCTGTTTACGCTACTACAGCAAACACAGACGGACGGTGCGAAGGAAAGAACGGCGAACCAACGCGCTTGGATATCGCTAATCAAATACGTTCTTGGCGGTACTATAATCGCGCTCATAACGTATGTGTTCACGAAAGGCGGCGTTTAATCTATGCGTTATGTATCGAATCACATACCGAAAGATACTCCGCAAAATAGGCGTCCGGAATACTTCATGGCGCCTACGACGATTACGATTCACAATACCGCTAACCTCAAGTCGACAGCGGTAAACGAACGGGCCTGGTTAACGAGCCTGTCTAATAAGGTACAGGCATCGTACCATATCGTAATCGATGAGCGCGAGGCCATCGAATGTATCCCGCTGAATGAAAACGCATGGCACGCGGGCGACGGTAGCGGCGCTAAATCCGGTAACCGTACGTCGATCGGCGTTGAAATATGCGAAAGTGGGAACTACGCGAAGACGCTCGATAACGCTGCGTCATTGGTTGCGCAGATGTTAAAGGACCGCGGATGGGGCGTTGATCGATTGCGCCGTCACTTCGATTGGTCCGGCAAGATTTGTCCGCGGCTTATGTATGATGACGGAAAATGGACGGGCTGGTTCGCGTTCAAGGCGTCAGTACAACGTAAACTGGACGAAATGAAAGGAGCGACGGCCAAAGTGGAAATTCCGAAAGCAACCGTCATGTACGACGGGGTTAAGGCGCAGGACGCCGTTATCATTGACGGCAGCGTGTACGTACCATTGCGCTATATTGCCGAGAGAGTCGGCGCAAATGTGGTGTGGGACAATGCGAAGAAAATCGCGACAATTACATCGAAGGAGGCGAAGTAATATGAACGGAATCGACTGGAAGCGGAAATTAGCATCGCGTAAGTTTTGGGCGTTGTTGGCTGCGCTTGGGACTGCGTTAATGGCGGCGGGCGGTGCCGGTGAAAGTGTGACGCTGCAGGTGACGGGCGTTATCGGAGCTGTCGGCGCGTGTGTGGCGTACATCCTGGCGGAAGGCTATGCGGATGGAAGCGGAGGTAACGATAGTAAGGACGAATAAAAATAGCGCTCACTTGCGGAATGGTATCCGTGGGTGGGCGCTTTTTTGCGTTTATATCTGGGATAGTAGCTCTGTTCTCTTTGCTTCGTATTCTTCCTCGGTAATCAAGCTCTTATTACGAAGCTCACTTAATTTCTCGATTTTTGTGAATACGTCGTCCGCTTGAGGCGCTTCGTTTATTGTAATGGAGGACGCGACTTCGCTTTGGCTTTGGAGTTTGTATACTAATTGCTCTAACCTGACGAAATGATCGAAGTTATTACTAATCATAACGCTGTTCTCGTCAAGTGCGTAGTTAAACGAGCTACTGAAGGCACCAGTACGATCCCCTACTCCTGACGTTATTATCTGGATATGCCCGCGTGTTAGCAGGTTGGGTTTTCTGGTTTGGACCGACGAGATGCTCTTCAAAGAGTACGTTTTAATAGTCTTTTTCTCAAAAGCGTTTCCCCTAATTATGTAAACATGGCTCTTAGTCACTGCTAATATTCCGTTGACTCCCTCTGCCCAATCAACGATGTCTGCCTTCGACACCTTTTCTAATAATCTCTGGTACAGCTTTGACATCCCAAACCTCCGCTATCGTTTTCCTCATTTTACCACGTCACTACCTGCTAGTACATCCGTTTTCCCCAAAAGATAACCGTGCATCAATACGCCAGCCTCCGCTGACAAGTACTGGTCCCGCAAATTAAACGTGCCAGTATATCCGCGACACACAAATTTAGCAACGATAAGGGAATCCCCGCGCTCGATCGTATGCACCTTAATTCCGCGCTCTCTAAATTGTCGCTTTACCTCGCGCAAATCCGCGCTTACACGGTCCATCGCAACGTCAATCATCGCCACATAAGGAGCCGGCGTCTTAATCACGCCCGACTCTTCGATAATCTTTTTATCGCGTTCAAACGCCGACAGAATCATCGGCAGTATTATATACGGTTTAATCAGCGCATAATCTTCCGAACCAATCATCGGCGGCATCGTGTACCCCTCCGTTAAATAACGAATACTTGTTCGTATATTATAACGCAATCTGCCGCGGATTACATCGACCAAAAATCGTCAGGCGAAACGTTATCTCCGGTCAACCTCCGGACTGCGGCGATTAATTTGCGCATAGTCGAACCGCTCGGATAATATTCCGGCCGGCTGCAGACTCGCGTTAATGTGTCGCGGCCGAGCTTCGTTTCCTCGCGTATTCTCTCCTGCGGAATCCTCTTGCGGTCCAAGTAGGCGCCGAATTTGCTGCGCTGTTTTCCGAGTCCCATACGATCACCTCATCCATAGCGTGGACAAGTCTAGCGAAATTTATACGACTCTATCCGCAAAAATGCGGAAAGATGACCAGGCCGTCGTACATATGTATTTAGCAAACGCGATTAAGGAGTGTGGTCGAAATGATTAGCGCAGTACCGTTCGTCCAGATGGCGGTTGTCGGCGTCATATCTCACGTAATTGAACGCAAGGTAGAATGCGCCGGACACGGCGGAAAGGTTGTCTTCGTTCGCCTAGTTACATACGTAATTTACGGCGTAATAACTATGTATCAATGGCGCGACCTCTTCCACTATGCCGTCCGCATATTCGACCTGTGACGTATGCATTTACGTATACATCAACGTATGTATCGATGCGTATGTAATTAGCGATTTAGTCGCAGAATGACGCGGTTTTTCGAAACTGTTTAAAGCACAGCACCAAAGGAGGCGGGCATGTTGGTAAGCGGAGCAGGCGGTGCGTTGGCGCTCGCTAAGGTAATCGGCGCAGGAGGATGCGGAATCGCAGCGTGGCAATTGTGGCGCACGTTTCCGGACCAAGTCTTACGGAGGTCACTCGTTAACGTCTTCCGACGCGGCGACTTGTACTATAAGATACGCGGATTTCGCGGCCGAGAGGTGCGCAGCTATCCGGCCATCTTACGCGTGAATACGTATCTCAACCGGATCGAGGCTACGTTCAGATTACCGGTCGGAATGGACCCGTCGCGTATAACGGAAGCCGAGTGGTTGTTCCGCCAGGTATTCGGAGCTGATGCGGAGTTATCGCCGGCATCCGATGCGCGTACGTTCGTTCTTCGCGTCTATACGGTCAATATGGCGGAATTCGCGTACGATCCGGATGAGGTAACGGAAACGATTCGCGGCATGCGGCTGCCGATATACGTCGGCAAATCGCGCACAGGTAGCGTCGCGTACGAAATGGTCGATAATCCGCATCTACTCGTGGCCGGCGAAACAGGCAGCGGCAAGTCCGTCGCATTGCGCTCGATATTGACGACGCTCGTACGTCATTGCGGCGATAAGCTCGAATTGTACTGCGCGGATCTCAAGCGGTCAGAGTTCCACGTATTCCGCGGAGTGGCGCGCGAAGTCGTAACGGATGTCGACGGATTGGAGCGCATCGTTCTCCGCCTGCAGCGTGAAATGCGGAAGCGTGGCGATCTCCTGGACACGGAAGAGGTTGCGCACGTTGACGACTTGCCTGCGAATAAGCGGCCGCCTTATATCGTCCTGGCAATCGATGAGGTGGCGCTATTGAAGCGTGAGAAAGACGTCATGGCCGCTGTTGAGGACGTCAGTACGATTGGGCGTGCGTTAGGCGTATTCCTTATCCTATCGATGCAGCGGCCGGATGCTGGCGTATTGGAAGGGCGCCTAAAGAATAACTTAACCGTGCGCATGGCCTTCCGTCACTCGGACGCGATAAACAGCCGTATAACGATCGGATCAGACGAAGCTGCGGCGATAATGGAGAGCGACAAAGGGCGCATGGTATTGAAGCTAAACGGATGCGAATACGTACAGGGACCGCATTTAACGTTGCCGGCTGCGCGTGAACTATTGGCGCCGCATAAGCGTACGGACGTATCCGTAAACGTTGACGTAGATACAAACGTTGATGATGACGTAATCGAATTGGAGGTGCTGTAATGAATGCGCGCGACAAGGCGATAATAGCGGACATTGAGCGGTTCCGGTACTTAACTCGCGATGACATTGCGGAGTTGTACTTCGGCCATACGCGCCATCCGATAACGCAGACTAATCTCGTGCTCAAGCGGCTGAGACGCGACGGTTACGTTAAGTGTTCGACGGAGCGCCGCAAATACGTTTATTACGCTGCAGACCGGAAATTAAAGGCGGATTCGCAGAAGGTGGCGCACTTCCTGGCGATCGCGGAATATTACAAGCGGATACGTGCCGAAGAGGAGCCGCGAGTATTCGAAGTCGAGCCGAAACTTGGCGATAAGGGGCGGCCGGAGCCGGACGTATTTGCGATATGGAAAGGCGCTCCGTGGTACGTAGAGATCCAGCGGTCGACATATACGGATAAACAGATGGCGGATAAACTAAATCGCTATGAGGCGTATTACAATAGCGGAGAATGGAAACGCGAATCATGGCAGCCGCAGAACCGGACGATATTTCCGTACGTATGGATTATCGGAGCCGCGAAATACAACGTCGGCGAGCGTCCGTTCCGAGTGTACCAGGCGAGCGTTGACGAGTTGATGGCGCGTATTAAACGGTGAGGCGGGCGCGTTAATACGACAAAATTGTGGCGCACTATTATGAATTTAACACCGTATGAATATTTCACAATAGAATAAATTCAAGAGCCGGTCGTATCAAGCGAAAACTTGAACCCGGCTTTTCTGTGCATATGTGGATAACTTTTCTAAAATACTTGTGGGCAACTTTTTATGTCTATGTTATACTATGAATCAAGTTAATAGATTCGATTCGACAAAAAACAAAGAAGCCCTTACCTTTTCCAAATCGACCAAAGTTTATCACTTAAAGGTTTTCATGAGATCGAAGCGCAAAGTAAGGACTTCCGTAAATCATTAAGTTATGGGACAAGTATATCACATAACTAGTGAAAACGGAAGACTTTAGCGCGCTCA